TTGGAAACATTTGGCTAAATTCTGCTTGGAAACATTTGGCTAAATTCTGCTTGGAAACATTTGGCTAAATTCTGCTTGGAGAAATTCAGGCAGTACGATAATATAACCAGTTAAACAAGAGAATTATGGAAAAGTATATCGTAAGAAAGGGCGTTCTATCTGCTGCGCTCGTATTAGTTACAAGTTTCGTGTGTGGTTTTATTGCCATCGTAGGATTTGTGCTTGGAGATTTTCAAGCCGTTTTATATTCTGCGGTTCTTGAAATGTGCGGTCTGTTTATCATCAGTGTGATGATAGATGCCATCCAGCAGCAGATAGAGGATATCTGTGACTAGCCAAAACTACCGCTTGGAGATATTCGGGCGGTATCCAGTATTAACCAATTAAATTACAGAATTATGTTAGACAGAAAATCACAGAAGAATTTTGAGCGTGCGCTTATGCATGAGATGGAGAAGATCAAGATAGCAGCGCGCCAGTGGCATAGCAACAATACTAAGGGCTACAGAGATTATCGTAGCAAGAAAGCTATCTCCAAGAGCTTCTCTGAGATAGCGGTGCTGTGCATGAGCTGAAATGTGCGTGGCGGTTGTCACGCATACTATTCACCAATATTTTAGATTATGAAGAAATTAGAGAATCCTAAATGGGAAGAGAAGAGCAGAGAATATCTGCGCAACAAGATTCTGCCTAGATTGCAGGAGATTCAGCGTGACATATTCGGCAAGAATAAGATTGGTCTGGAGGTAGACGTAGATCCTGAGGGCAAATACATCGTCTGCCATGCCTACACCATCATGTATGGTAAGGTCAACAAATACCTACACCTACATCTCTCCTGCGTGCTTGACAGAGAAAAGCTGGAGTCCGAGTACGAAAAACTCACAGACTTCATTAAGGTACATTCAGCCTAAAATGTGCGTGGCAACTGTCACGCATACAATTATTCACCAAAAATTATAGATTATGATAGATGAAGAATACAAGGAGAATGTAGAGTACATACGTTCTACCATCATGCCAAAATTGCAGAAAATTCAGAGAGATTTGGCAGAGAGTCTGCCAGGCGTGAGCCTTACTGTCAGATTAGACGGAGAAACCGGATCTATGTCTGCTCATGCTGCTGTCTTTGATGATACGTGTAAAGTTACAGACTGCTGTACCGCAAATTTCTTTTATGTGGATAACAAGGAAGAAATTGACGATGAATACAACAAGCTCGCAGAATTTCTCAAGAAGTACACAGCCTGAAAAATGAGGGAGATAAAACTCCCTCTCCTATAAACCAAAATGTAGAATTATGAGTAAATGGGTACAATTTTATCATAAGATTAACAAGTTTGACCTTGTGAACATGAGATTCATCGATGAGGTGAGCGTTGTGGAAATGGTGGGCATGGATTCTGTCATGCCTATCGATGGCAGATTGAGTCTGTCATCCATACGTGCTGAGATACAGAAGAAAATCGAGAGCATGAAGAATATCGAGGGCTTTGACCCTTGTGCATTCTCCATCCTCACCGGTCCTACGATTCTGTGTGCTTCAGAAAGTCCGGTGTACAATCTCTGAGCCAGAACTGGGCAGTACGATAATGTGCTGCCTGCTATTAACCAATCAAATTTTGAATTATGACAGACGGAGACAGAAAGTTCCTTGCCAGGCTCGTAGCGAGTCACAAGGCAGTTATCAGCGAGGAGTGCAGACGCAAGAACCTCGACAAGAGCGAGTATTTCAGACGCGTAGCGCGTGCAGACAAGAAAGCTCTGGAGATTGAGCAATCGTGCATGCGTCCTCGCAAGTTCTAGCCAAACATTCTGTGCAGTCTATCTGCACAGAAACCATGTTAAACCATCAAAATTAAAGAATTATGGAGAAAATGACACAGAAAGAGTTGAAGAGACTCGTTAGAGTAGGAGCTGCCAAGGATATAACACACAGTTCAAGCCGTGCAGCCATCCCGGAAGAATATAGTCAGGTAGGCTATTCTTCCGGTGTGTACGGATGCAACGGAATGCTGTTCCGTGGTCACAGCGGAAAGCTATATGCCATTTGTGCAAGAACTACGGCTATCTGGGTTTTCGGCTAAAATTACGGGTAAGCGTATGGTGCGCTTGCTCGTTTCTATTATCAACCAAAATACAGAAATATGAATATACAGAAAGTATGGGATGCGTTTATCAAGGAAAATGATAATCCATCATTCGTAAAGATGGCATATGCCGTAGTAGAGCAGCTTGGTGGTGTCGATGAAGACACGATATTGAATTCTCTCGATAGTTGCAGAAATGCAAATGACGGGTACACTGGATTCTGTTATACTTATCAGACAAGCAAGTTCTGGAACGAGAACAAGAGTGCTATCATGGAGAATATGCACGAGCTTGCCGATGATTTGGGAGAAGACCTTATCACGATGATTAAGGGATTCGGGAATTTCAAGGACGACAAATCTGTCACCTATGATGCTATCGGCAAGGCTCTGTATGCTCCTTTTAACGAGGGCGAGAGCAGAAATATCTACGACACATTTGCCAAGTATGCACTGGAAGAGGTTGCAAATCGATTCCAGGACTGGTGGTACGATCAGGATGAAAGTGATTTCGATGATTAGCCAAACCAATCCTCACTCTCACGGGTGGGGATTTCTATTAACAAAAAATTACAGAATTATGAGTGATTTAGAGAAAATACTGAATGACGATTTACTGAAGTGTAAAATCGTTGAGTCAGTAGAGAATCCTGTTAGGCGTGTGGACCTCATCAAGTGGACGCACGACAATTCATTCTCTATTGCAGAGGTACGCAAGGATACCGGTAAGCTAGAGGTCACAGACTTGAAAGCTGCAAGTGGTCTTGAGGCATACAAGCATTTCTACAGAAATTATGGCGACATTGCCATATGTGGCTAAAACTCCCCACATCATCGTGGGGAACAATTATGAACCATTAAACAGATGAATTATGGAAAAGAATATTTGGGAATATGTTATGAACAGCAAGGGTGAGGTTATCGAAAAAGTAGCCGATTATATCGGTGTAAAAAGCTTTGCCAAGACAATCGAAGGCCTCTATCGCGAATGCCTGGAGAATTTCGATGACGCAGAAGACATGGAAGAATACATTGCCGATTTGTACGGAAAGAATATCCAGTCTCTTGCATGGGAGTTTACCCATAAGGTAAACAGAGAGATGAAGAAATATCTCCATCTTAATGACCAGCGCATGGATGGTAATTTTGCCAATCTGTACAACGATTATCCTAGACACGTTACAGGTACGTTCTGGGCGACGGACTACGATGGCGACGATTACTACGATTTTTATCCTCAGATGGTAGCCAGACTTGATTCGGCAGAGGACAGCGAGCAGGCTGACGAGGACAGAGCGTACCTTGAAGAGTGGTACTTCAAGGCGTTCGGCACGTACAACATCAAGTACAATTTCTCGAACGAACTTGAAGAGATTCACTCTATGATGGAGGAAGATTATGAGGAAGCCTAACAATATCCCCTAGCATGGGGATATTCAATGTTAAACCATTTAAATGATATTAGATATGAGTTACGAATTTGCAAAGAAGGAAATCGGTGATTACAGAATCACCATTTACCAGGATGAGGATGCCGAATGCCCTTGCACAGAATGGGATTTGGCAGGCGTTTACTTCTGGGACTATTCTGATTACGGATACAACAGGGGACTTTCTCGTGGTTGTAGCAGTGAAGTCGACGCTGAAAATGCAGAGGCTGCCTTGAAAGAGCTTGTCTGCAAGTATGTTCCACAAAAGAAGATTATCAAGTATATCAATAGTATGTTTCATTGCGATCATCTGTGTCTCGAATACGACAAGTCGTGCCACATGTGGAGTTTTGAAAGAAAATCAAGATTCAGCATCGGCAAGAACGAGTGGTACAACATTAGAGATTTCACTCCTAACGAACTGAAGAACGAGGATGTTAGGGATGAGCTTACAGAAGAGCTTGAAGAAGATGATTTTATTAATCTCCTTGAAAACTGCAAGGATATAGCATTCTACGAGTGGTCTTCCAGTGGATATAGCCAGGGAGATTATGTTAGAGGATATGCCTATTGCGACAAGGAGCGCTTCAAGAAGATGGTGGATACGAATACCAAGAACTGGAAGAATCGTGCCATCGAGCTGTTTGAGAGCGAAGTCAAGAATATTGGTATGTGGATGTGGGGTGATGTAAAAAGTTACGTCCTAGAAAAGAAACGCCCGTATACAAAATTGTACGAGGACGGTAAATCTTCTGATTCCTACGAGTGGGAGCAGATTGAATCCTGTTGCGGAGAGTACTTCGAAGATGCTGATGACCTCATAGAAGAGGTTATCAAAGAACACGGCTTACAGACGAAAGATGCAGCCTAACAAGGGGAGCTTGCATGCTCCTCTTCTATCAACCAAAATACAAATAATTATGAAATTGAAACTTTATCACGACACAAGAAAGAAGTTCCGTTTCTGTGTTGACGCATGGACCATTTACGTTCCTTACCCGAAGTGGTTACGTAAAGAGCGTTATGACGCAAAAGGAATTTACCTAGGTTGTTCTCCTACGGAGTATGGGATGATCAGGTGTTGCTGGTGCGAGGACGAAATTACGATTACACGTAATCGACCTTATCTCGGCAAGCGCATTGACCCAAAGGCAACATCGAAGGCTTTCCAGAAGATTTTCTATAAATTGGAGAAACTTTGGAACGAGGCAATCACCAAGAATACGGATGAAGCGTGGAAAGCATGGAACGAAGCCTAAAATTGGTAGCCATTTGGCTACCTACCAATAACCAAATACAGAGAATTATGGAAAGAATTACATTTGTAGAGAAAGGCAGTAGAACAATCTACAGACTTGGCAGACGTATAGTATGCTACAGGGATGGTTACAGAGTTTATTTCGGTAAACCATCAGATGTCACACACGACACGTTCGATGCACTATCAGAGAATATAGCACATGAGTATTGCTTGAAAGTTTGTGAGCGTAAAAAGTGGGAGAGGGTAAAATACAGCAATCCTGTCGCATACAACGCCCACAGAGTATTGGACGCATTAGCCTAAAAACGGAGGGAGCAATCCCTCTGACATTATTAACCAATAAATTATTAAGAATTATGAAGAGATATTACGTATCAGTCACAGAGACTTTAAACAAGATTGTCAGCGTCGATGCCAAGAGTGAGAAAGATGCGCTTGAACAAGTACAAACAGCCTACAATGATTCTGTCATCGTTCTCGATTCCAGCAATTTTGTAAACGAAGAAATAGAGCTTGATTCTAATCAGGAGTTTTATGCTGACAACGAAAAAGAGCAGGGAGGAGATGTTTATCAGCACATCGACTAGCCAAATGGGGAGAGTAATCTCCCTACCAATAACCAAAACATAAGAATTATGAATGAAGACAGAATCCTAGAGATGTTCTTCGAGAAAGCCAGATGGCAGTATGCTATCGAGAAAGGCTTATTCAAGGACATGAACAAAGCAGTAATGTATCAGCTTACAACACCTGAGGCTCGTCTGGCCATGTATCAGAGGATCAAGAGCGGAAATTACAAGATAATGCCGCCTCATACAGCCAAGATTCCGAAAGACAACGGAGATTTCCGTACGGTCTATGTGAATGAACCTGTAGACAGAATCCTCTTGAGCATAGCAAACGACCTCTTGTTCGAGCTGATGCCAGAGATGGTGCATCCACGCTGTACGTCATACCAAAAGGGTATCGGCTGCGGTCGTGTGGTGCAAGATGTTTCTCGGATAATATACTCGGCAGATGGTAAAATCATCGGATGGAAAGGTGACTTCTCCAAGTACTTTGATTCCGTGCCTATTCGGTTCATCGACTGGGCATTCGACAAGGTAGAGGAGAAGTACGGAAAGTCTGCGCTGATAGATGTCATTCGTGACTACTATCACACGGATATCTATTTCGATGAGGACAATAACCTCTGTGAGAAGTATCAGTCCCTCAAGCAGGGATGTTCTGTTGCTGCATGGCTGGCTGATGTCATTCTCTATCATCTTGACGACAAGCTATCTAAGCTTAACGGATATTACGTCCGCTATTCAGATGATACGCTGTTTGTCGGTGAAGACTATGAGAAAGCCATGGATATCATGAAGAGCGAGCTGGAGATGATGCAGATGACGCTCAATCCGAAGAAGGTTGAGTATCTTGATGCTAATCACTGGTTTAAGTTCTTGGGATATTCCATCAAGGGTCACAATATCTCTCTGTCGTCCACACGCATCAAGACCTTTCAGAAGGAGATTGAGAAGAGGACGATAAAGAAACGTGACACCACGATGACGAAAGCCATCAATGCAGTAAACAGGTATCTCTACAAGGGGTACTGCGATTATTCCTGGTCTACTCAGGTTCTTCCAGTCATAAACGTGAAAGAGGACATCGACAAGCTCAACACCTTCGTCATGGACTGCATCCGTGCGGTCAAGACAGGCAAGAGAAAGGTCGGTGGTCTCGGATACGTGAAGACTCAGGCTGTAGGTTGCATAGACCGAGGTCGTGGAAGGAACGTGAAAGCCAACAGGAGTAAGACAGAGAGCGAAATCAAGGGGTATCTATCGATAGGTTGTGCTCAGAATGCCTTGCGAACGAGCAGGGCAGCGTACAACACATTGGTGAATACTCTGTAGACGAGCATCCTAGCGCAAGGATTTTGCCGGAATGAAGACACAAGGTTTTAAATATCCCGGTTGCGGAGTGCATGGACCTCATCTCAATGAGATGGGTCCTACGCTCGTCCTAAACCGGATATTATCAATCTGATATAGCTATGCGCAGTATCTTCTGACCGGCAGACTCTGTAACCGAGCACACGGACGTGGGAGAAGGACGGACAGATTCAGGCGACGCCTCTATAACATCATCTGAGGGGACCGAGTTATCCAAGTTTGCAACTTGAGACACCTCGGGCCCCTCGTATGACGCACAAGGCGTAGCTCATCAACGAAGTACAGAAATGTGACATTCCGTATGACCACCACCGGTGGCGCACACCACCACTCCCTGACGGATGGCTGAAGTTTATGCAACAGGTCTCTTAACCAGAGTAGTTGATCCTGGACGGCTGCGCAGTAGGCGCATTGTCCTGGATCACCTATTCTGGCGAATCCTGTGTCAAATCAGAAACATAAAGTATTGTGCCGAGCCATCGGTCAGGGAATCACCCTAGCACGAGGGTAGTCTTTAGAGGAGAGTGAATTTATGAGTGCTGTTTACATGCCGCCGGCCTCCCCGGAACACTATCCGGGTACTCCGGCGGCTTACAACAGCCCTCGAATCAAGCTGCTATAGCTACGTGCCACGCTCTCAGATAAAGACAACGTTATTGCCAAACGAGGTACACGAGGAGGTATCGGTTTATTCAACCCGCCTTGTATCAACGCGATATGTCTGGTAATACCAGCAATCTCGCGTATCGGCAAGCGGGTTAAATCATCAGCCTATAGTAAGACAACAGACCTATGAGTGTACCTACAACAACCAAAAGTGAATTGCATCACGACTTATCAAGAGTATGAGGTTTAATATCACGTGAGTGGTATACCTGCCGCCTGCCGTTATCCCCGCAGGCGCAGGTATCCAAACACGGGATCGAATCAAGAACATATATCCATGCAACATAATACATGAGATAAGTCATGCGCATTGCAGCGATGTCTGGCAAGTTCTGAGAGTTCATCGAGCGTTTCATTGATTCTGAAGCCAAGGATGGGGAAGCGTACGCTTCCTGAGGTTGGCTTCATAACAATGCCACGCCCTTAATCAAAAACTTAAAGCAATGCAACGTATCAGGTTGAGTCAGACTAGGTTATTGCGAGCCGAATTGTGCGCAAGGAGAATAGATTGTACAATACGGTATCAATCATCCTGAAGATCCAGGTGGTTACCTGGATCTGTCAGGACTTAGATACAGTATTAATCAAGACCTTATAGTTACGCAACAGATTCTCTGAGCGCACTCCCATTAACCAATATTTAAGAATTATGAACAGCAGATTACTAAAGAAGCTTGAGGAAATCAAGAAAGAGTACGAAACGTCAGAAGTTTGCATGGGCGAGATGCTTGATTCAGTAAGCGCAGACGGATTCTCTATCGAAGAGGCTCACTGGTTGTATATGCGTGCAATGGAGTGGGCGAACGGAGACAAATTCTATATCCACATCGGAGAAGACGAAGATGTACTGAGTAAGGATGAACTCGAAGAAGCCAATTTGATAGTGCAAGAATAAGCACTATCCCTATTAACCAATACAATAGAATTATGACATACGACGAGATTATCAATGCAGTTGAGAATGGTGCTAAGTTCACCATCAACTTCCAGAAGAGGACATGTAGGATGAATGGTAAGATAGTAATGTCTGAGGAAGATAAGCCGAAAGATACACCTTACCTGACACATGCAGTAGTCCTGTTCGCAATAGAACAGAGATATATGGCATACAAACATTCTGTGCCGTCTGAGCGTTCTGAATCCCATCGCCGCTACTACTTCAAGGCTTTGCCCGAGAAAGAGCTCTCAGACGAAGATATGATGTATGGTGAGCGACGAGAGGTAGCTAGATGTAAGCGGAGCTATACATACTGATTCAGCTTCTAAGAGGCAACCTTGCATGGGAGAACAGGTGGGGAAGATGGTTCTGGAAGTCTGAAAATGACAGGGACCTGATTATCCTCAGAGACTGGGTTGAGCCAAACAAGGGTGGGGCGTAAGCCTCATCCACTAGAGTTAAATAAATTTTTAGTAACCAATTTAAAATTATTAGAATTATGAAGCAGATTGTAACAATCACTGGTGAGAACTTGAACATCGTAACTAACAATGTAGAGGCTACAGCAGCTACCGGTAAGAAGACCAAGGCGCAGATGCGTCTCGAAGCTCTTAAGGCAGCAGGTGTTGATACTAGTAAATATTTCCCTCTCGGTGATGATCAGCTTATCAAAATCGAAAATGGTGCGGCTGTTCCTGTTGATATGGACGATGCAACCATCGATGCGGTAGGCAAGCAGATTGTCGAGGGTGGATACGTAAGTAACTGGAAGCTCTTCCGTCGTTGGGTGATGAGTCAGATATTCCACATGTTGCGAGACATGGAGAAGGACGGCAAGTCATTCAACGAGGTGTTGCAGAAGAAAGGCTACGAGTACCAGTGGCGCATGTTGGAGAACGAGCTGTATGCTCAGATGAAGATGTGTGACCACAAGGACTACGAGAATCTCAAGGCGAGAAACCGCTGGTTCAACGGCTGCGTAGCACACGATATGGCTATTGACTATATTAACAAGCTTCGCAGCTACATTGACGACAAGTGCATCTACACTACCAAGGAGGACAAGGATGGAAACAAGAAGAAGACATACAAGCATACCTGCAAGGGTAATCCTTATATCCGTCTTCAGAACGAAAACATCTTCGTCGCTGACTTGGAGAGAAAGGTATACAATCCTCTCCGTGACCTTGCCAACAAGATGAGTGTTGCAGAAACCTACAAGGAACTCTACGATGCCGTTCGCAAGTTCAACAAGAACCGCAAGCATCTCGCGTGGGATACCAAGCAGGCTGATGCGTTCATTACTGCCTACAAGGGTTCAGGTTCCTACTACACGATGAGAAACCTCATCATGTTCCACGGAGCAAGATTCCTGAAGAACGGACGAAAGATGTCAGAAACCAACTCCCTTAAGGAGCTTGAGTCAAAAGCCAAGCTCTACGACGAAGAAGGTTGGAGAATGCTCGGTGTTCTCAAGCAGCTCATCAAAGAGTCTGATATAGACATCCAGGGCAAGATTCTTGAGTGGAAGAAAGCCAAGAGCGAGAACAAGTAATCATCAGTAGGACGTAAGGTTCGCCACCTATGGAATGGTGGCTCGGCAGCAATTCACAAGAGCTTCTTCAACGAAGGATCTCCTCCAGTCACTACTGGAGGTAATCCTTCGAGCTAAAGCTCTCTAGATCGAACTATTAAAGCAAGGCGCCAGCCGGGAGCCATTCTAGCCCAAAAAGTCGGTTACTGATTCGGTAACCGATTCAAAGTCTAACCAATAAAATTAAGAATTATGAAGGAAATTAATGTAGACACAAGAGAGTATATTAAGGCTCTTATTGACGGGAAGAATGTCGTCGAGGAATCACTTCTAGACGCCATCTTTGACGATTCGCAATATCTCACCAATAAGTTTTTTTCATTGGGATTTGTAGGAGGCGCACCTACAATGATAGAGTATCACGGAAACTACCTATCTATCAGGAAGCTTCGATCGTGGATTACATCAGAGTGGGGTAGAGAGATTGTCAAACGACTGACTGGCGAATCAAAAAATAATATATACTATTTCGAGACGAAGCAGTATCTCGACGAACGCCAGGCTGAGCCTTTAATCTATACATTCTTTCTGAGCACAGATTACCTTACTGTAAGATTTCACTACAATGTAAAAGTAGATGAAGATTAGCCAAAAATGTCAGTCGTTAGCAGCGGCTGGCTACTCATATCATAACTAAATTTTGTTTAAATGGTTCAAGCCGGTCTGTCGTGAGACACGCCGGTTTTTTGTACCACTAGTTTAACCAATTTTAAATTAGAATTATGAGTAGAAATTACTGGACATTAGGTAAGGAAGGAATGAAGACTCGTCTGTCAAAGGCACAGGCAGCTTATGAGAACGCAGTAGAGAACGTCAGCGACTTGCATGTCAAGATCAGCGATGGCAACAGCAAGTTGGGAGTAATCCCATCTGTATCGCTTATCCCGGTCATGGATTGCGGCAACTGTGCAATCTGTGCGAAGAGCTGCTACGACCTGCGCAATGACATGATTTACAAGGAGGTCATCAAGACGAGAGCTATCAATTCTGCCATTCTCCACGAGGATCCTGAACGATACTTCAAGGAGATTGACGGGTATCTCGACTACAGATTTCCTAGAGCCTTCCGATTCCATATCGGCGGTGATATCCAGAATAAATGGTATCTTGACAAGATGTGCGATATTGCACGCAAGCACAAGGATACCAAGTTCCTGGCGTTCACGAAGATGTTCGATGTATGCAACGAGTATCTCGATGAGGGCAATGTAATCCCAGAGAACATGCATATCCTATTCAGCGGATGGCTTGGTCTTAAGATGGATAACCGCCATGGATTCCCTGAGGCGCATCCTATCTTCGAGAGCGGAACGTCTGCTCCGGAAGGAACACGTCTGTGTACCGGAAACTGCACAGAGTGCCTGAAGGAAGACAGACTATGCTGGTCCATCGGTAAGGGGCAGGCGGTAGGATTCCTTGCACACTAGCCAAAAGCCCTCTTCGGAGGGTACTATGTTTAACCAATTAAAATTTTGAATTATGGCAGTAGCAAGAAGAGGTACAAGAATGCTCAAAGCTTCCGACATCATGAAGAGAAAGGGCATTGTCCAGAAACAGATGGACATGAACAAGTTCAACGAGGTTATAGAGAATTTCTTTATGACCCATGAGCCTAAGGAGACGATTCTCCTAACTCCGAAGAGATTCATCGAGATGGATAACCCGCCAGAGGGAGACTTCATCGACTATCTCGATGTCAGCGTTTGGGAGAAGAGGAGTGAGGACCCGGATGACCCGTTCGAATTCATAGACTATCAGTTCATGAAGAAGAACGGAATGCTCCGTCCTATCCTTATGGTGAACGAGCCATTCATCGGCAATGCTGCCGGGTGGCTGAGAGATTTTTGTGGATTCACTGTGAAGAGCAGAACACGAAAGAAGAAGAAGGAATACATCGTGTCTCTGCCGGTGTAAAGCCGAACAAGGCGTGGAACATTATTGTTTCACGCTCCTAGTATTAACCAATTAAAGTAGAATGATTATGGAAATAGTAGATGTAAATGTAAAAAATCTGAGTGAATTCGATATTGAGAACGATCTCTATCATGACACTCTGTGGGAGAATATGTTCGACGATGGCGAGTATACGGACGACGGATGCAACGAGGCTGTAGGTTTCATCTATTCTAACGCCTGCCATGCAGAAGTTTATGGCAACTCTATGGATGTCAGATGGATAAAGGATAACTCAGACAATCTCCGCCTGGCTATGGTGGCAAACGACCTGGTAAATAACCTCATGGGCACAGAGCAAAAGAAAATTATCACCGAGGAAAACAACGGAACCACGCTCCTTACTTACGCTGGTATATATCTTAACATCTTCGTCAATTTCGAGATGCGTCACATACAGATTCTCGCTTACCAGGAAGCCTAAAAAGCCCTCTTCGGAGGGTGCAAGTATTAACCAATTAAAATTAAAAATATGAATGATTTTTTAAAAATAGCAGAGGAATTAGACTGGAGTTATAATGTAGACGATACACCTAACGAAAGAGGTGAGGTTTGCGTCGAGTTAGAGAAGTATTCCCCACAAGACCAAGATTTCATCGCCACAATTTGGTTCGAGAATGGCAATAAGTCTGACTTTATGGATAAGTTGTATCAATATTATAGCGACTTCGATCCTGACGAGGAAGCCAGTAAATGGATTGGCGAGGATGGACATGGTGCTAACGGCGCGCCATACAAATTATCGGATATTTTGCAAGATATGGAGGATTGCAAGGATATGCTACTAGATTTATGGCACGAGTATTTTTACGATGAGTACCCAGAAAATCGTCCAAATGAGACCGACGAAGGGAAGCGACTCGCAGGAGAAATCGAGGAAAAATCCGGAAAGCATTACCACTCGTGCTCTCTACAGAATTATCCGAGCGGTAAGTACGGCGTTATCATTGATGGCTGCCAGAAGTTTCTATCGGAATGCAAGGAAGAGACATTAGCCTATATGAAAGGCGTGCTTACGGGCCTTGATATCGAAAGAAAAGACTAAGCCAAACAAGCCTGCCGGAAGGCGGGCATCAATTTAAACCAAAATATTAAGATTATGAAGAGAAAAGTATTGAAAGACAAGATTGATGAATTGCGTTCAACAGCAAAGATGGAGCTTGCATGCACCATCCGTGAGATAATGAGAGAGCACAATGTGAGCAGAAAGGTGTTCGATTGGCCTGTACGTGCCGGCGACAACAGGGAGGTGAACATCGTAGAAGTAGGCGACAGCGATACAGCTATCCCTATCATTCATAGCCGATGCACTTCTGTAGGGTTTGAGTTCCCGGAAGCAAAAGCTATCGATGATGATATACCAGTTGACCTTCTTGCAGACATCGCTACTAGTCTGAACGACGAGCTGAACGGCTATATTGGTGTCTATGCTGCAAAGTATAAGATTGCCTACAATGATGGAATTTTCATTCCTAAGGAGAATCCGTACGTATTCCGAGCAAAATCATATAAAGATGCATTGGATGAGGCGGAAGACTACATGCGTGTGTGGAATGACCATAATGGTTCTACCCTAAGACTCGTATCAGTCGAGAAGCAGACTGCTTCGGAAGGTTAAATTAGCGTTAAAAACGGCAAAGACGATGGTTTATATTATAAACTTTTCGTATCTTTGCCACTAGTAACCAAAATATTAGAATTATGACAGAAGAAATAAGAATCAAGACAAGAGATTGGGAGAGACTTCTGAGCTACACACAGCAGCAGAAGTACAAGACTGCCATCAAGCAGGGTTGGTTCGCCAATTATCACAGCAACGCCTGGAGGCATGACACGTTCTATGGCGCATACATCTGGAAATATCCGAAACTTATTAAGGTTGTAAGGATGTTCGAAGAGATGCTAGGACATAAGCCATTATGGGAAGACATCACCGACGACAATCTGCGCGACCTCTTCGAGAAGATCCAGGAGAACTACGCTCCTAACTCGGCAAGAACCGTATGTGCAACCATCAAGGCTGTGATACGTGAGAACGATGCTACCAGGGAAATCCCTAGTCCTACGTTCGGCAGAATACTTAGAGCGAAGGCTGTACCGGTCCAGTCTGTATATCTCTCTGATGAGGAGATAAACAGAATCATAAAGTACAACCCTCACGGGAAAACAAAAAGATATGTTCAGAGAATGTTTATCATGGAATGTCTCTGTGGCGCACGTTACAGCGACTGCCAGAGAATGACGGAAGAGAACATAGATGATACCGGACACTTCCTCGTCTATGTTACTCAGAAAACAAAGACCGAGGTAAGGGTTCCACTTCACAAGAAGCTCCGTCCGTTCCTCGTATGCGGTACTGGTGACGAGCCTCTTCCGGGTGAGATAGGTGAAAGGACGTTCAATAGAGCTCTCCGCGATATCTGTCGTGACTGCGGAATAGATACGAATACAAAGGTGTTCAAAGCCGGAAAGGAAGAGACAGGAAAGAAGTATCGGTTCGTATCATCCCATACCGGCAGACGCTCGTTCGCAACGAATCTCTCAAAGAAGGGAGTGCCTCTTGAGCAGATTGCCGTCATGATGGGACATACCAGTAACGGTATGCCGAATATCCAGATGACGCAGCGCTACATTGTCGGTAAGACCGAGATTGACAGCAATACACTGAGATTGTTCGGCGTCTATGAAGAAGACCTCGATAACGGTCTAGATGAGGATTAAGCTAAAACTGGAGGTGGTTAGCAGCCATCTCCTGCCATTGTTTAACCAATTAAAATAATGAATATGGTAGAAGATTATACAGAAGAAGAGTTGAATAAACTCATCAATGAGTGCCGGAAGAAGTACGAAAAGCTAGAAAAGGAGACCATTATGAAGGCTCTGACTGGCGAGATTGGTACGAACTCCGCAATGGTGGAAGAGTTGGAGATTCTCAACATCCACTATCACGATGAAATGGATGAGTACGATATCACTGCACCTGACCTGAATCCAGATCTTATCGATAACTTCAAGAGGGCAGAGCGTGATGGCAAGAACGTCATCTTCGAGGCACAGGAATATCTTAAGATCCTGGGAATGTGCGAGGAGATGTTCAACCAGAAGATGTGGGTCAACGAAGATGGCCACATATGCGATGAAGAAGGTAATAGACTTTCCGCCGACAGAGAGCATCGTGTTTTCGAAGTTGTTAAGTGCGGGAAATAAGATATTTCTAGTTTTTCATAGCTAGATTGTTTAAATGAGTGTCCTCTCTTGCCCGTGAGGGTAGGAGGGGATTTTTAAAAACGGCCCCGATTAGCCAAAAATAGGGAGCTTCGGCTCCTGCAATTAATAACCAAGCCCTACGCAACACGGTCAAGCGATAAGAATATGACAACAGAGAATTTAGTTACAGCCAGAAACAAGGTGGATAATGTTTATGAACTGATCAATGACTTGGTTAGTAATCATAGCATTGATATGCTTGACTTGGCGTACCCAAAGCACGGTGGAAAGCAAGACGCTGGCGCTGTTGCAGAGATGATGCTGCTCCGTCAGAGTGCGAACAGCCTGTCTGAAGCTTGCAGCTTCCTTGTCGATAGACTCACGGATGCTATTGGAGACGAAAATGAAGTAAAATAATAACCATTCAGCCCTCGCTATCACGGTCAAAGCAATCTTATGATAACAACTAATATCAAATTCAACCGGGTTGTTGCAAAGGAAAATTTCAACAACAACAGTATCGAAGAACTGAAGAACGCTATTGAGAGAGGCATCCTTAGCGAAACTGGTCTGATTGTCGCAAGTGACATGAAAAAGGCAAAAGAAATATTGAACCCCGATGGTAGTCTTGAGATACAGAAGACCGTTGCAGGAGAAGCTATTGCTTTCCTCGCTGATGAGACCGCAGTGTCGGTAAGACTTATCCAATACAACCCTCATGGTCTTTTAAAATTCGTCTACACGATAAAAGCAACGGAAATCTGATGTAAAACAACCCTTCAGCCCTCGACATCACGGTTAAGTCATTTCTATGAAGAAGATTTTATTTATGCTGATGTTTGCACTTGTAACGGCATCATCCTTCGCACAGGAGAAGCATCCTTACTACTGTACCATTAGCGGTACGTACAACCTGGCGATGAAGATCAGACTAGAACTTGAATGGGGCGAGCAGAAGCAGCCTGTAGCCCTCCGTAACGAGGAGGGAAAGAAGATTGAGTTCAATAACCTCACCGACATTCTCAACTACATGTCAGCGAGAGGATGGCAGTTCGTTACCGAATTGAATTATGACGGACACATACATTACCTTCTGAAGAAGGATGTCTCTTCCCCGGAGGAGGCAAAGCAAGGACTTCGCTTCGATACAGACAAATAGCAATACAACTAGCCGCTTATCCACTTACAGATAGGCGGCTATTTTATTAAGATAACCACCAAAAAAGCAACGAAAATCATACTTTTTTCTTAAACTACGTTAATTGTAAATATTCTGTACTTTAATGAATATTGCAATCAGCTGTTTTTGCTTCTCTTGAAACCTTTAGCTATACCAGTATCTTTAAAATGCTTGTCCTCACTTTTTACTTTAATAAGTACGGTTTATGGTGAAAACAGAACTATTGTACGGAATAGAAAATCGTAGTATCTTTGTAACGCAATTCAAAGGGTCAAGGTTTGATGCGCTCAATAAAATTGGATTCTCGTTCACATTGAGTGAACTTTAATCATAGAAGACTCCCTAAGCAGCTTGACCCTGTTTAGGGTTTCTTCGTTTATATAGTTATGCCAAAAGCATTAAACATCAGAGTTGATTTGGTAAGGCAATACGCTTGCGGTTACTCCAAGGTAGAAAGGAGTAAGCGTATGACAGTATTGTGCTTTGCAATCTGGTGTAAGATGCAGCATAGCAATTCCGTGATGTTCGATATGGGAACAAGGCAATTGATGAGTTCCCTTCGTATCGGACAACCGAAAGTTCAGCTCTTACTCAACGCCATCAAGACAGATGAATTATTCTCCGTACAGAATGATGGTCGCTTCATCGTTACATCATTCAAGGATAGTACGAGAAAGCGTAATAGGTATGGAAGGGCTTTCAAAGGCGCAAAGATGTTCACGCTAGAAGTGAACAAAGAATATACACTGAAGGATATATACAACAGGCTGAACGAACTCCTGTTTTTGTTTCAGATCGGTAGTGAAGAATCGAACAGCTCACACGTTAGTGGTAGAAAAATTGACAAGACTCGCTTGTGTCGGTCCAAATTCATTACGATCAAACAATTCCAGGTTGGAGTTGGAATGTCGCATGGTTCTGTAAGTGGTATAAAGAAGAGATTGAAGAAAAAAGAAGAAATCACATCGACCATAGCCGAACTGCACATGGCTGACAAGCGAGTGCCAGGGCAGGTTGAAAAGATGCTGTTGAGATTCGGCAGAAAGAACCCTACATTCGAGAAGGGAGACAACGTATATGTAGCAATTCCTTGCTCGTATGCCATCACAGACGAAAGCGCAAAAAGAAGCTGCGGCAGACACAAAATCTACGGATACGGAAGTAGAATGACGAAAAGCCAGAAAGGTTCTGAAACAGCAAGTAAAGGCATCCTCGTTCCATTGGATAATGGCTTCGGAATGCCTGATTAAATGCTAGTGTTTCTGTTTTTGACGTTTTCACACTATTAGTTAGTGGTAGTCTTATAGAATAGCTTCTAGTATACTAGCGTGCGTGTGGGAAAAAAAAGAAAAATAATAATTTAGTAGAGGAAATTATGGAGAACAATTATGTAGCCTATGTAAAGGCTGTAGGAAACTACGATGGCTCGGCCACAGGCGGGGCCTATATCATCCTTAAAGGGAAGGATACGTATAAAATCTCGTCGAAGGCACAGGTAAATACCATTGCCTACAAGATGGAGCTGCTGACTATAGTGTCGGTCGCCTGCTCTATTCCGGACGGAGGGTCTGTGGTGATATTCACCAACAACAAGATGCTCAGAAGTCTCAATAACCTTAGAGAGATTAAGGATGGTGCTAACTACCCCGAGTTGAAAAAACTATTCCTGGAGCAGAAGAAGCGCCTGAGAAGAGTAGATGTCGTGTGGCGCAAGAAGGATGGCGAGAACATCATGTTCAACTCCGTTACGGACCACGCAGAGCAGGTCTTCGAGGAGCTTTGCAGCAAGTGTAATATTGAAGATAAAAGACGTTAAACATTAGTTCTATGGCAAGAATAACAAGAAACAAAGCTGCCTTGATACTGGGAGTATCAAGGCAGACTATCAGCAACTACATCAAGGAAGGCATCCTTGGAAGCTACGTAGGCGAACACGGCATCCTCTATGTCAACAGCGAGGATATCGAGAAATATGCTCAGAAATACAAGATGATTGCAGCAAACGAGAAGATGATTGACGAGAAGCTCAAGGAAGTCGAGTATCACAAGCGCGCAATCAACGTAGAGCTCACTGAGCTGAGAGACAGAGCTACCGCAAACGGCAAGCTGGCTGCAAACGCCGTAGGCATGCTGTTCGGTGTAATCAATACAATGTCGCATCTTGGTGTATTACCGAATCTTACCTATCGTGAGTCCAGTCTTCTGAAGGACATAATTAACGGAATGACCTATGACGAGCTGTCAATCAAGTACGGCGTGTCTGCAACGAGAATCAGGCAGATAGCAGAAAAGACTTGCAACAAACTCACCTACAATGAGGATATTGCCATTGCTGAGCTCTCAACGAACAGAACCTTGCAGTATGAGGTTGAGCGCCTACAGAAGGTAATCAAGTCGCTACAGGTAAGCTTCGACGAATACCGGCGCGCGAAAGGAGACAAGCCTGTCAGTAGCGCAGTTCTTCCTCCGCTGATCCTTTCCAGGGATTTAAAGGACTGTGGCTTCTCTGTCCGCATCCTGAATGCACTCAAAGGCTTCGACGTATATACCGTAGGCGACTTGGTTCGTAATCTCCGGGGAAGGTCAGAGCTTATGAAGCTCAGGAATCTTGGCAGGAAGAGCGTCTGGGCTATTCTTGACTTCGTTGAGGAAAACAATCTCGACTTCAAGGAGAACGGAGAGTCTGAGGAAGACTTCTACATCAGACTCAATAACAAGTTGTCAAACCAAAAAGATTAAGTATATGAAAATAAGACTAAACAAGTGTACTGACCGTCTGGAAATCAGAACCGAAAAGAGAATGATAGCCTTCAGTTGCGATATTCTGAAAGGTTCTTATTACCTAGTACCGACTGTAAGATTTGACGTCAGTAGGGCATACGGAGAGAAGAGCATCTGGTTCTTCTTCCTAGGTGCTTTTGTGTTGATTGATATTTTTAAAATAAAAGACTAAGTATATTTTTTTAATTTTTAAACATTATGAGTGTAAAAAACATTATTTTGGCATCAGTACTCGCAATAGTAGTACTCGCCGCAGGTTCAGTTATCGGTTGTTATTTCCATTACAACAACCAGGAAATCTCACTTCGCCAGCAGTCAGAGGCTCAGCGTGGCAAGATTGAGGGTGTTCACGACAAGATGTGGAAGGTTCTTCAGCAGAAGGCACAGGTTACGGATGAGTACAAGTCCGCATTCGAGTCCATCTATCCGAAACTTATCGAGGGCAGATACTCAAAGGGAGACGGCTCTCTTATGAAGTGGATCAAGGAAAGTAATCCTAACTTCGACGTTTCGCTCTACAAGGACCTCATGCAGTCCATAGAGATTCAGCGCTCCGAGTTTCAGACATCACAGGAGAGAATGCTCGATATCATCCGTGAGCACGAGACGCTCGTGAAGACATATCCGGCGAAGTGGTTCATATCTGACACCAAACCTATCGAATACAAGGTTATCTCCTCATCCAAGACAAAGATGATCATGCAGCTTGGAGAGGATAACGACGTAGACCTGTTCAAGAAATAACAGCTTATGGAAATATTCATATTCCTAATCCCATTCGTGGTTGCTGCTTTCCTGTTGATTTTCTTCAGGAAGCAGACCACCTGGTGGGAATACGCAGTACTCATTGTTCCTTCCATCCTCATAGGTATCCTCATGGAGTTCGTGTTCAAACAGTCAAATGCTGCTGACACGGAGTATCTCGGAAGCTACGTTACAAGAATCCGTCATTACGATGCCTGGAATGAGTACATACACCGCACGTGTACAAGGACCGTTGGAAGCGGAAAGAATCAACGTACGGAAACATACGATTGTTCGTACGTAGACAATCACCCTGAACGTTGGACTTATTTTGATGCTAGGAACAAGGAAGAATACTTCATGACCGACAACGAGTTTAATGTAGTCAGAAAGATTCTCGGAACCAAAAGCGTGTTCATTGATATGCACAGGGATTACTACACTAAGGATGGCGATGCTCAGGAATGGGCGTGGGATGGTTCCATTGAAAACTCGTACACATTATCTTCTGAGCACGATTATAAGAATAAAGTGAAAGCCTCACGTTCTATTTTCAAGTTTGAGGATATTGATTATCAGCAGGCACGAAAGCTTGGACTGTTCGAGTATCCGGATATCGTTCTTTATGACCAGGACCCTGTGCTTGGACTGAAGATCCCGAAGAATCAGGAGAAGGCGATGAGATGGCTGAACGGATACTATGGCGAGCGGAAGCAGTTTAGGGTGTTCGTCCTGTTCTTTACGAACAAGCCGGAAGAAATCGTTGAAAAGCAGCGCTCATACTGGCAGGGCGGCAACAAGAATGAACTTGTCGTGTGCGTCGGTATTGACAAAAACAAGAATGTCAAGTGGTGCAACGCATTTTCATGGTGTGATAGCCCGGTCGTAGGCGTTAAGAGTAGAGACTGGTTTATGAGCAATCCTGTAAATCTCGAAAAGTACGCCGAGTATATCGGTCCGATTGTAGAAAAGGAATGGCACAGAAAGAACTTCGAGGATTTTGATTATCTTACCATAGAGCTTACCGACGGGCAGTACTGGGCTATCATTGTTCTCCTGCTGATATTCAATATTGTAATGAGCTCCTGGATTATTTCTAACGATTATAAAAACGATTTGTAGCGTATGAAAGAAAGATTAAAAATGATTTTCGACCGCATCGACATCTTTGTCGTGTGCATTGTCATCGGGCTATGCTTCTGTATTGTGGAAGCCTTTCTTGGAATCTGGAACATGTTTGCTGATTGCTTCTTCATAACTCTCCTTGCTACCGTATGCTGCTACATCCTCCGCTGCAAGGAGAAGCTTCAAATAGAGCTGATAGAGACAAAGGAGAAGCTGAAGGAGGCAGAGAAGAATGCAAATGATAATCTCTTACAGCTGCATCAATATTCAAGATATGCTAGTTTAGTATGCCTGTACAGGAATTTATGGAGAGAAAAATGCCGCTTAGCGGAGGCTAAGGTTCTCTACTGTAAGAGAAAGCTTACTACAAGTGGCCTATTGGAACATATGAGGATTCGCGAGGAAAATATGGCCGATATCGAAAAATGTATCCAACGAAATATAGTCGATTTCGAAAAATGTATCCAACGAAAAAAATGACGAATACAATAAAAGCATGAACAACAAGTAATTTCTTGCGTATCTCAGTTTTTTTGTATATTTGTATCTGAATGCTGTATGTGAATTAAGGCAGAGCACTATTTCGCTGCTACTCTCTTTCCCGGCGTCTGACACTTACCCTATGTCGACGCCGGGTTTTTCTTTACTGTTTATTCAGATAGTCGATGACTTTTCGGTTCGCCTCGTCAACTGCCTTGTTGTCGTATTTGACATAGATGGCTGTAACCGTCTTCTCCCATACGGAGTGTCCCAGTGCTCGACCGATTGTTTCGAGTGAAATACCTATCTCTGACGCAAACGTCGCCCAGCTATGCCTGTTGTAGTACGAAGAAATCTTGCTGTCGATAGGGTGAGGTGATGACTTTCTCATATCCTTAGGATCCTTCGGGCCAATCCTTCTCAGCGTACGGTTCATGTTGTTCGTGAAGTGGTCCACGTCGAAAGTTCCTGCGTCTTCGAAGAACCTGAGCAGGTACTGCGGCTTTCTGCTGCGGTATCTGCTTATTATCTCCATAGCCTCTGGCTCAACCTTGATGTCGTACAATCTACCTGTCTTGTTTCGGTAGTAGCTTATCCTACCATTGTGGAAATCCTCCTTCTTTAGTGTCAGGAGGTCCGAAACATTGATACCTATGAGGTAGAACCCCAACATGAAGAAATCGCGGTACAGAGCCTGCTTGCCGTGTAATTTGGCATCCCTAAGTTCTCTCATCTGCTCCAGTGACAGACAGCGCTTCCTGGTTTCCTCCTTTTTGAGCTTGATATAGTGGAACGGAAAGTTCTGCGTCTTACCATCATCGATGGCCTTCTTGAATACTGCCTTGATGTGTGTGATGTCGTTCGAGATACCATTGGCCTTCCTTCCCTTATCCATCTCATGCCTGATGAACCCTTCAAGCCAGTCCTTGGTTATGGTGTTGAAACTGCACTTACCGTCGTATGCCTCTACGCATCGGTATGTCCTATCGTAGCTTCTCCTGGTATTCGGCCTATCTCTTGTCTCAGCGAATGCCTTCATGAAACTGAGGAACGGAGACTTGTCTTCTTTCTTTGCTCCCGTACAGATCTCCTTCAGATGTTCCTTCATCATATCCGGCGACTCGTCATGATGGTCAAGGGCATAGCTCTCACACTTGGCATACAGCTCAGCAAGTCTTCTCGTCTTCGCTTTTGCTGACTTATCAGACTTCGGAAACATCATGCCGGTGAACTTCTCGGTTGTCTGCAACCCGGTATAGACATAGAACCTCTTTGTCATGTGGGTTACTGAGAAAAATACCTTGTTTGTCTTTGACTCTACATATACCTTCATAGCGATGATTTCTTTTGTAATCCTTCAATCTACATGCAAGCCACACTTGCATATTACTTGCAAAAAGTAACCTCAGATTACCTTAAATTACCTTTTTGTGGCATTTTTATGTAAAATAAAAGGATTGTTATTTTACTACTATTGCTGATACACAGAGACTTACATAGTTAGGATGCCCAATTTTGTACTGTAATCATCTTAATTTTATAAGTCCCTTATTATCAATTATTTATAAATTCTTATTTTCTGTTACTTGCATATTGCTGACAAATACGTTTAGTATAGCTTATCACCATAAAGCGAACCCATGCCATCAATTTGGTTGTTTGAATTGAACTCAACTCTGCCGCATCTTACGGTATCGTAGTAGAATTCATTGCTCCTTATTACATAGAAGTAAAGCGTTGGCTTCATATATACATAGTAGAATGTGGATGGAGTAGAGCTGGCTGCATCGCTTCTCGTGCATGATATGGTGTTGTATGTCAGAAATGTCTTGTTCCAGTGCTGGCTTCCGTGACTTACTGAATACTGAGCATAGTATGACTTGCCGACCAAATCATTAGTCTTTGTGCATGGTTCGTCTTCAGACTTGGTGAAGCTCATGGTTTCTGTTTTCTTTCCTTCCCATCTGTCGTTATATGTAATGGTCATAGAAAGCTTGTTTGAGCTTAAGCTGTTCACAACATATTTCGTTTCGTTGCCGAAGTACTTGTTGCTTACGGTAATCGTGTCCCCTTTGATGCTATAATCTCCTTCATCAAGAAACTTGTTTGAGATAAGAGAAGCGTTGTGCTTGTCAGACGAGAATGAAACAAAGTAGTAGTTGCCTCCTCTCCATACTCCGACAATATTGTTGTCGTGAATCTTGTAGTTTGGCTTCTCTGCTCCAGGAATTGTTCCGTCATCATCGCTACTGCTGCATGATGTGAATGATGCTCCTGCAAGAAGTATCATTGCTGCTAATAATACCTTCTTCATAATCCTTATATATTATAATGTTATACTTCGATTCCGTTATCAGCAAGAATCTTCCTGAGAAGACGAATCTCACTGTCCTTAGACTTGATAGTCTCGTTCTGTGCATTGATGATCTGAATGAGCTGGGCATTCTTGTCTTTGAACGACTCCTCTTCACGCTCCTTGGCTCGTTCCGTTCCCGTAGTTATGTTTTGATTATTGTCACCAACGTTCCCGGCATTTATCAACTGCGCCATCGGTATGCCGTGCTTAAACGCCTCGTTGATGGACTCTTCTATCTTCTGATGCGTTTCGCCTAGCTGAATTACCATATTTCCATTCATACTACCGCTTCCATACTTTAGCCAGCTATAGCTAACCCCAAGAGAATTGCATATTTTACTAATCGTTCCCTCGGATATTGACAGCTTCCCGCTTCTCATCTTGCCGATGTTGTTTGTTCCTGTAGCCTTCATGAAGGCATTCTCGCTCATCTTCTTAATCTTGATGAGGTAATCTAACCTTTCTTGTACCGAATTTAATGTTCCCATAATGCTTCTTAGTTTTATATACGCAACTAAATCGACTCGAAACGTTAAAATTCTGTAATATACCGAAGTATTTTACCGAAACATTAGGTGCTTTACCGAAGTTTTTGTACCTTTGCACTCGTTGACGGTCGAGTAACCAACAAAGCCGTTACAAACGGAGGCTTGTGCGACCGAAAGTACGTACTTTACATTGACACTGCAAATATACGACTTTTTTCGCATACCTCCAAATTTTTAATGAATTATTTAAGTAACAAAGATGAAAAAAGTTGCAAGAATAACAAAACAGGACATATTGGGCATCAAACCAGGAAAATTTGAAATCTTTCTGCTTGAGTCCGCAAAAGCAGTTCGGTCGGCAGTAACATACGCCTATCAGCTTGCTCAATACGAAGATTTGCCTAAAGGAGTGCTTAAGTACTCAACCTCGGCAGATTACAAGAACCATACAGCGATTATCACCGCTGTTCCGGTTGAGTAGTAAACTTTAAAAGATTAAAGTATGGAGGAAATCATAAAACTCGGAAGAACCGATACAATGACATCTCTCGAAATTGCAGAGATAACCGGGAAAAAGCATGCTCATGTGATGCGTGATATTCGCTCATTGATAGAGCAGGGAGTTAACGGATCCAACTTTGGATTGGTTCGTTATAAAGATAAAAAAGGAGAGGTGAGGCCAATGTTTGAGCTAACGCCAAAGGGTTGCTTGATTTTGGCGAGCGGCTATGACGCTTTGCTCCGTGAGAAAATCATAAATAAGCTTGAAGAACTTGAGAAGAAGAATCACCTGGAGCAGTATCAAGTACCTCAGTCTTTCTCTGAGGCCCTTATGCTTGCAGCAAAGCAGCAGGAGAAGATAGAGCAACAACAGCTTGCTCTAGAATCGAAGAATAAAGAGATTGTACAGCTCTCGGCCACAATCACCGAGATGCAGCCAAAGGTTAGCTATGTTGATACAATCCTTTCGTGCAAGGAGACCGTTACGACGACACAGATTGCTCAGGACTACGGTCAATCAGCAAAATCGTTCAATATCTTGCTGAGAAACTTCGGCATTCAGCATAAAGTTGGCGGTCAGTGGATTCTCTACGCAAAGTATCTCCCTTGTGGCTATGTTCAGTCAGAAACAGTTTCTATCACTCACCGTGATGGTAGTGTAGGTTCAGTAATGCACACAAAGTGGACTCAGAAAGGAAGATTATTCTTGTATAATGAGCTAAAGAAACATGGCATTATACCTACTATAGAAAAAGAATCCGTTAAAGATTAAACCTATGGTAGGAAAGAACCGAAGCAAGGTCGGTATCGACGTGGTGGAGAAAATCATCTCGTTGAAGGAAGTAGACCAGGAATTCCTGACCAATAAGACTATCCTGGCATACCTTGGCGGTGTTAGTAAGGAATACATAAAAGATTTGAGAGAATCGGGTGTTCTGCCTTACTATAAGGTGCGAAACACCATATTCTATAAGGTCTCTGATGTTCGAAAGATGGTAGAAAAGAATAGGATCATCTGCTAGCATTGGAAATAAGATTAATATTGGTATGGTTAAAGTTATAGGTTTGTTTCATTTGCTCGTGAGAGCATGTTGTTAGTTATTTTGTTTACGTCTACAGCGGTAGACACTTTGGGGCGATGTCTGTTCGTTTAGCTTCTTTCGCCCCAAACCAGACTGAGTAGCTCAGTTGAATAGAGCAGGTTGATTCCTAATCACCGGGTCGCGAGTTTGAGCCTCGCCTCAGTCACACTCTTTTTTTTAGTTCCGTTTAGTAGTTGAATTCCTCTCTGACGGCGCAAAGGTAAGTCCTTATACCTTATAAAGTAGGTCGTTCGGGCAGCGACAATCTTGCGTCAGATGAGAGTTTCATTGAGCGGACATGGAAGATAGTTCTTTGACATGTTGATGCACAGAAATAGTATGCGTGTAAAAGAAGTAACTGGAGAGCATCAATGGATGCCGTGACCTGGCGAAAGGACGCACGACATACGAAAATCCAGCTAATCTGCATCAAGTAAGCAGACGGACTACACCGGAACGAAGAATTGTCGGTGCAAGCACTGCCGAAAACGTTGCAGTCTGGTAAATCCAAATGAAGTGAGAATTGCTCATTCATAAAATATAATCAAGAGGTTAGTAGTGTAACTGATGCACGGCGATAACAAAATGATACCGATCTTATCATCGCAAGAGGTTCTTCGTTGAGCCCTAGCCTCCAAAAAGTAATTCATTGTATTTCATATTCAAATTAATTCAATTAAAAATGCAGCCCGTCTGTGAAGATAGGCTGCATACATCGCAGGTTGGAGCAGTTGGTAGCTCGCTAGGTTCATGACCTAGAGGTCACAGATTCGAGTTCTGTACCTGCCACAAATGTTTATTTTTAAAGCTCTAAATTGTTTATATGTGAAAAGATTGTTTCTTGCGTATCTGGTCTGGGAAGATAGGGTACGTCTATCTCTTTTAGAAGGAATTATTTTTTATTTCTGGGGAGAGTAGCTCAGTAGTAGAGCGCCAGGGGAAGTGTCCTTGGAGGTCGATGGTGCGAATCCATCCTCTCGTCACAATTTTCTTTCATTTTTCAAGAATTTTGATTGGTTAACTTATGTGTCGCCCAGTAGCTCAACTGCATAGAGCCGTGGTACTTTCCGCGAGGTTGGGAGTTGGAGTCTCCCCTGGGCTTCCCAAGTAGGTAAATTTCAAAAAATATTTTTTCGTTAGCTGACAGAGGTCGGCACTTTTTCTTATAAGTCATTTATATTTTAATTTGAGTATTAATATCCTCTTGCTTGTGAAAGTAGGAGGTACAAGTCACATTAGCTCAGTTGGTCAGAGCAGCCTAACATGGTGGTTGGTCGTAGGTTCGAGTCCTGCATGTGGCTCACTTAATTGTGTGAGTGCCATAAATTTACAGTTTTTGATTATCTTTGGGAGTGAGGGAGTCAATTCTCCCTCCTCCCTTTAACGTTGGCCTCTTCCACATCACGAATAACCACGTGCAATAACCTCTCCTGCCTTGCGTGGTTGGCTAAACGGAGAGGTTTTACTATAGATGAAAGTTAAAAACATAATAAGAATCAGTAAGGAAAACATTAATGCTCTTCGGAATCTGGAATGCGTTGAAAGCATAGAACAGAACGGAAAGGACATTACTGCTCGCATTAAACCGAAATATACGGATGGTAGACTTGAAGCCAGAAAGGGTGAATATCTTATTCAGTGGGGTAACAAAATGTGGCAGAGGTATGGCTCTGATGCTATCAATCTGCTTTTCAAAAATCCCGGAGCGGAGGCCGGCAAGACATGGGACGCGTAGGTTCAAAGAAGTATTACGCTCCTGACGGGAACGAATACGATTCAAGAGAGGAGTATCTGTACTTGCAGACAATCCTCGATGATCCTAATATAAGCTGTATTCACAGACAGGTAACCATCACGGCAATTAAGCCTGTATGGATGCTGAGACCAAAGCAGCTTAAAACTAAGGTCAAGTATGAAAGAAGGTCATTGCTTTACGGCCACAACTATACTGCCGACTTCGTTTACCGGGAAGGCGAGAAGATTGTGATATGTGATGTCAAGAGCCTCTATACCTCAAAGCTCAGAGAGTTCTCGATTACAACAAAGGCTGTGGTGGCAAGACTTATCGCTCACAATAGGAAACGTCATAACGGCGAGTCTGTTGTAATATTCCGTAAGGCTATCAAGATAAAGAAGAACGAGTGGAAAAACGTTGATTATCCACCGTCCGATTGCTATATTATATAATAAGGTATAAAACAAGAAGATATGGTTATTATTATCAATAGTCTCATAGCAACAGTAGCTATGTTCGCTGCATGCGCATTCGTCGCACATCTCCTTGGTTGGGATAAGGAAGACTAGTAGTTTAATTCTAAATATTTTAAATTATGGACAAAGACAAAATTATCGTCAGTGTAGTAATTGACAAGCAGGCTCTTGTTGACAGAGCATTCGACATCTCGAAGAATCTTTCTGAGTTCAATGAAATCAAGAAGGTTATCGACGGCAAAAACCAGTTTACTCGTGATATCGACGAGATTGATGATGAAGGCAAGAGGGAGAATAATACGAACCTTTTCGCCGGCATCGCATTGGACATCATTCTCAGTGATAACCCGGAACTGGCAATCACCAAGCGCCTCAATTCGCTTGAGGACAAGAAGAACTCTTTCCTCGCTAAGATGAAGAAGCTCGACGAACTCCAGGAAAAAGTGAAAAACGGAGAGGTGCATGGCGCTGAAGGTTTCCGTGAGTTGTTGAAAATAATGGAGGAGGACGTGTAATGGGCGTAGTATCAAAGTACGGCAACCTGTATGATGTCAAGAAGAACATCATCTGCCACGCTCCTGTCACTTCTTCTCATTTCGAAAGTATTTTGCAGAAGGGCAATGTGCTTCCTATGATGAATGGCGTAACAACACCGGAATTGTTCGGAATTCACGCGGACAAGAAATTTAAGCGTGGACGCTGGCGCCGAGTATTAACACATTAATTCATATAACACAATGGCAAAAGAAAAAGCAACTATTTCAGCAACCCTCGGTCATGAGTATGAGGACCTGGAGGAGCGTGAGGATTTCCTCGCCAACAACGCGGACTCTGTTGAGAAAATGGAGTTCATCAAGCGATTCAACTCTGATGAGCTGATGAAGAAGAAGGACCTGTTCGCTCTTCAGTCTGCACGAGCATCTGACATCGAGGAGGAAATCAAGGATTTCCGTGAGCAGAAAAAGGCAGAGCTGAAGCCTATCAAGGAAGAGATTTCTTCTCTCCTTAAGGAAATCAAGCAGAAGGGTAGCATGGTTAACGAGAAGGTTTACAAGTTTGTTGACCGTGAAGCAAAGATGACTGCCTTCTATGACAAGGAGGGTAATCTTGTTTCTTCCCGTCCGGCAACACGTGACGAACTCCCTAGCAATGTATACTCAATTAACCGTGATCAGCAGGCTATGTAGTCTGCTTTCACATAGTTTCTAAATTCTAAAATATTTTGTAAAATGAACAATGAAAAATTGCAGATAGACCTCGCTCCTGGACAGGATCATGCGGAGATTGTTCTCCGTGAGGTAGGTAACGAGAACCCTTATAAGCTTCCTGCAAAGGAGCCTCTTAATCTTCAGGTAGACGGTGTTATTACCTGTATCTATGCCTTTCTTGAGAAGCGTTGGGGTACAGAGCAGATTGACAAAGAGCATACGCATATCCTGGTTAATCGAGAGAAGCTCGTTGTTACTCTTGTTACAAACGAGAATGATGAGCGCACTACACAGACAATTATCGGCTCTATTCAGCTGTCTCGTCAGTTTACGGGATTTCATATCAATGACGGTCAGTTGTGGAAACCGGTACAGCTTGGTGACTTTTTCCGACTCAACCGTTCTTTCTTCGAGACGAAGGAGAAGAACATGGAACTCGTCAATCTCCTCAAGAGCTTCTCGGCGAAGGTTCAGACAACAATCAAGAAGGAATACAGCGACAATGGTTCCGTGACTGACAACTATGAGAAGGCTGTAGACTCTAATCTTCCTCCATCGTTCACCATCAATATTCCTATTTTCAAGGGCGCAGAGCCTGAGAAGCTTTCAATCGAGACTATCGCTCACGTCGAAGGCAACATGGCATTACTGACGCTTATCTCTGCTGATGCAGAATGTATCATCGAAGAATCCCGCGACAAGATCATCAATACGGAGCTTGACAAGATTCGTAAGCTCTGTCCTGAGATTCCTATTATGGAAGTGTAATGACAGAAATGGATAACAGAATAGCAAAAATGCCCGCCAAGATGGCCTTTGCTGTACTTGACTTGCGTAAGGTGCATGCGTGCATCATGGAACTTCCACGAAGCAAGTCGGTACAGCTGGCCCGAAAGGCGGCATACCTCAACTACATTGAAGGTGAGGGTAGAAAACTCGGTAAGGTTCCACTTCATTATGAACGCCTTAATGAAAAGGGCGAAAGCGTGACGGTGGAAACTTACTTCAGATATTTAGATAGAGTTCATTAATTTCAAAATCTATACAAATGGATATAGAGCAGTTAAACAAAACGCCTCATAATCAGATTTGCGATTTGGCAAGAGACAGATTCATCGAGGTGTACAATCAGAAGTTCGGAGAGGGCGGAGAAGTATTCTTCGAAGAGCAGAAGGCATTCTTCAACGAAGAACTTCTCAATGGCTCGTTCAAGGGCTATCTTGAAAAGGCTCCATCACTGAATATTCATGATGCCTTCATGAACCTGGCAATTAACGGTTTGTCTCTCGAAAAGGGAACTACGACACTCTGTTACCTCATGGGCTACAGTAACTACGACAAGAATACCCGACAAACGAATTATACGGCCAAGATCACATATACTGGATATGGAGAAATCCTTCTTCGCCAGCGAGCCGGTCAGATTGTTCGTTGTGACAATCCTGTAGTAGTTTACAATTGTGACGATTTTCGTTTCGGTGAACGAGACGGTCATAAGTACGTTGATTACGCAAAGACTTATCCTCGACCTGAAAATTCATACATCGTTGCTTGTTACGTGAAGATTATTCTTCCGAACAATGCCTACGATTACTTCGTTCTTGACCGCGAAGGTATCGACCGTCTCCGTACGTATTCGGAGAAGTTCGGAGGTAAAGACCACAAAGCCAACGCTCTTTACGGCGGAAACTATGTCGGGAACGATGGTAGAACGTATTTCAGAGATATCGACACAGGCTTCCTTATCTCGAAGACATGCAAGCATGCGTTCAAGGGCTATCCTAAACTGAAGGTTGGTCTGGGCGCTCTTTTGCAGGCCGATATCGACATGCAGACTCAGCAGAAACCGACTCAGGAAGCCTTTGGTACTGGTGATGCCGCACCGGAAGATAAAGGTGTAAAGGTAAAGGTTGATAGTGATTCACCATTTTAAAATTGTTATATATGGCAGAAAATACAGAATTGCAGTTGGTACAACAACAAGCCAACAATATTACAAGACAGATTGCAACGCTAAAATCTGATACGGAAAATGCGGTGCAAGCCAACAGGAAATCTTATGAGGCATGCGTGAATGCAGGTGAGTCTCTGTTGTTTGATATTGGCGTATCCGGAATGAACGATGCTCTTGACGAGAGAGCCGCTGAGTTTATCAAGAAAGCTAAACTGACAGAGAAAGCAATGACGGAGAAACGTAAGGGTGTTACCCAAGTGTTCGATATTGTCCGTAAGGGTTTTACTATGATGGAGAACCTTATCTCTATCAAGAACACCGATTCTGTTGTCTATAAGATTCAGGAGAAGCGCAACGAGTATGCGGCATACAAGCTTGAACAGCAGCGTAAGGCTGAGCAGGAACGTCTGCGCCAGGAGCGCATCAAGGAGGCCAAGATTAAGTTGAAGACTGATACGATTGATATCTTGAACAATCTCCTTACAGAGCATTCTTCTGCTGCTATCAACTCACTTAATAACACGTTCTCTCTTCTCACCCTTGACAACAAGGATGAAGTTAAGAAACGTATTACAGAGTGTTCTGATGTTCTTGACCTCGGACATCTGTTCGTTAATAACAAGCCTTCATACTCTTCTGAAATTGATGAGAATGATGCCAAGGAGATTATGAATGGAGCCTACAAGGAGGTTTCCGCTTCTCTTCTTGCATCTTATATGCAGACCGTTAATGCTACCCGTGATGAGCTTCTTATGAAGTTTGATTCTAAGATTGCTGAACTTCTTGAAATCAAGAAGGCAGAAGAGGAACGCAAACGTAAGGAAGAAGAAGCTCGCAAGGCTGAAGAGGAGCGTAAGCGCAAAGAGGAGGAAGCACGTAAGGCTGCTGAGGAAGAGCGCAAGAAGCAGGAGGAGATTCAGCGTATCAAGGACGAGGAGGAGCGCAAGCGCAAGGAGGCAGAGCGGAAAGCTGCCGAGGCTGAACGCAAGGCAAAGGAAGCCGAGCTGAAGGCTGCTGAGGAAGAGTGCAAACGTAAGGAAGCAGAAGCTGCCGCTGCTGAGGCTGAACGTAAGGCTAAGGAAGAGGCTATCCGTAAGGCTGATGAGGCTGCTAAGGAAGAGCAGCAGAGAAAGCTTGCGGCTGAGCAGGAGAAGCGTGATGCAGAAAATGCAGCCCAGCACGCTACCGCACAGGCCCAGTCACTCTTCGCTCAGACTTCCGTTGGAGAAACCGGTAAGCAGAAAATCAAGGTAACAAAACGCCTTGTTGTTACCGACAAGAATGCCTGGCTCGACATCATCCAGCAGTGGTGGACGATTGAAGGCTCCAAGATGGCTCCTGACAAACTTGCTTCTAAGTTGGAATTCATGCGCAAGGCTTGCGAGAAACACGCAAACAGCGAAGAAGAGTATATTGTTTCTCCTTATATTAAATATGAGGATGAGGTGACGGCTAAGTAATATGGCAGAACAACCGTTTGACCCTTATTATTCTCGTGGTGAGGTCTCCAATTCGGACCTCACTGCGTTGAAATTTGCCCTGAACCCGCAGCTCAACTTCGTAAAGGAAGAGGACAAGAGAAAGGCTTTCCATCTCGGAACTCTCGTTGACGCTCTCGTTACCGAACCGGAAAAGTGCAATCATTACGCCATGACGGTCGATGACGAGAAATATACGGAGAAGGATTGGAAATGGGGTCTAGACCGGCTTGCTGTTCTGAAGAAACAGGCAACCAAAGATAGATTCCTTGATTTCGTCCTGAAGAATGCGGTCGGTCAGAAAACATTCATCAATCCGCATATGAAGATGGAATACCAGGGCTTCGAGTTCGAGCTTCCGGTACGCTGCAAGTTCGACTGGTGGCTCGGCGAGTTCGGCGGTGATTTGAAAACCACCGCAGCTACGTCACAGGAGCAATTTGAGGCTCAGATTGATTTCGTCGATTGGGATAGAAGCCGTGCATGGTATATGGATCTTACGCACAGTTTAGACCCAAGATACGGAAACATGGACTTTATCTTTGCGGTCTCCAAGACCAAGAAGAAAGTATTCTATAAGAAGATTGAACGTGGTGACGAGTTGTATTTGCGTGGTAGGGAGAAGGCTCTTGAATGGGCTTTCCGCATGTGGTGTTTATTATAATTTATTATTATGTCAGATAAACCGAAATTATACGATTATCAAGAAGAAGGTGTGCGCATGGAGCTTGCCATGAAGCGCTGTATCAATGGTGATGACATGGGAACCGGTAAGACGGTTCAGTCTATCGTCGCCATTGAACGTGCAAAGGCAACTCCCTGCCTTGTTGTTTGCCCTGCTGCACTTAAGGTTAATTGGGAACGAGAGATAAAGAAGTTTACGAACCTCCGGCCTCTCATTCTTACCGATTCCGTCAATGCGACATACGGATATCATCTTACTAAGATGAACCTGTATGATGTAGTGATATGTAATTACGAGTCGCTCGCAAAATACTTCGTCGTAAGCCTCGGTCCGAAACCGTTACGGCTGAAAAACTTCCTGTTTCGTGATGAACTGAAGATTATCAAGTCTGTGATTATAGACGAGTCTGCAAGAGTCAAGGATCCATCAACAAGGCAGTCTAAAATTATCATGGGACTGTGCCAGGGTAAGGAGTATATCTATGAGCTTACAGGTACGCCCGTTGTCAATCACGCAACAGACCTGGCCTGCCAGCTTGCTATCCTCGGTCGTCTGAACGACGAGTTCGGAGGGTTTGGCGAGTTTTGTAACAGGTACGGTGAGAACGAGAATCTTGAAGAGCTTAACCGGAAGATACACGAAACATGCTACTTCCGCAGAGAAAAGAAAGATGTTCTTAAGGATTTGCCGGATCTGACCAGAACGACCATCAGTGTCGCCCTCGACCCTGAAACGCAGGAAGAGTACGATACCTGTCAGAAAGACCTGCTCACGTTCCTTCTCGAATACAAGAGCTGCTCCGAGGAAGAGGCTAGGAAAAAGCTTAGAATGAAGGCTCTTGTCAGGTTTATGAACCTTCGCTCGATATCTGGGCGAGGGAAGATGAAGGCGACTATAGAGTTTCTCCATGATACCGAAGAACAGATAATCGTATTTGCCGAGCATCGTGATGTCGTTAGTGCAATCAAGAAAGAGTTCCCGGATGAGGTTTGCACCGTAACCGGTTCCGATAGCCAGCAGCAGAAGCAGTGGGCTATCGATTCTTTTCAGGATAGGAAAAAGAGAATCATCATCTGCTCCATCAAGGCAGCAGGCGTAGGCCTTACGCTTACGGCTTCTTCCAATGTGGTGTTCGTCGAGCTCCCATGGACGATGGCGGACTTGTCGCAGTGTGAATGCCGTGCCTATCGTAACGGTCAGAAGAATGCGGTTACATCGTGGATTCTCATGGGTGCAAATACCATCGACGGCTATCTTTATAGCTTGATTATGCAGAAAGGCTCAATAGCATCAAAGGTTACAGGCGAACAGGACTCCGCTATCAAGGATGCAGCCTACTTTGATGAGTTGGCAGATTTGGTTTTACAAAATTCTTTAAATAAAAAATAATGGAAATTCAAGGAAAAGTTATTGCCGTTTTACCTGAAAGAAGCGGCGTCTCTGCAAGAGGTGAGTGGAAGTCCCAGACTTATGTAATAGAAACACAAGAGCAATATCCTAAGAAGATGGCCTTTGATGTTTTCGGAGCAGACCGTCTGGCTCAGTTCAACATTCATAGTGGTGAGGTTATTAACGTTAGCTTTGATATTGATGCTCACGAGTATCAGGGCCGTTGGTTCAACAGCATCCGTGCCTGGAATGTTACTAAGGTGTCACAACAAGCTGCCGCACAAGGTGGTGGCTTTAGCGGCAATGCACAGTCTAGCGCACAAGCAGCACAACAAGCTATGGCAAGTTCTGCTAATGATGCTGGCGTGGCAAACCCGACGAATCAGCAAAATCTGTTTCCACCTGAACAGCAGTCTGCACAGCAGCAAGCACAGCAACGAGGGAACTATGATGACCTTCCCTTCTAGTGTAGAATTAATCAAACGAGCATTCAACGCTTATGTGGTTCAACCTGAAAAATGTGTTTGAACTTGAAACGTTTAGGAAAAAAGTAGCCGAGTTGGAGAACAAAGGCGCGATGGTAGAGCTGAAAGAAAAACGTGGACGTTCTTTGAAGCAGAATGCCTATCTTCATTTGCTCCTATCTGCATTCGGTCTCCAATACGGCTACACTCTAGACGAAGTTAAGACGCATTTCTATAAGCTGGTAGTGAACAAAGATATGTTCCTCAGAGAAGGGATTGATAAATTCACGGGAGAATGCTATAAGTATCTCCGTTCTTCTGCCGACCTTACGAAAGACGAAATGAGCAAATCAATTTCTGATTTCAAAGTATGGGCAAAAGAAGAAGCTGGATTTGATTTTCCTGATTCTGATGAATATATCGCACTACTGCATATTCAGCATGATATAGAAAGACAACAAAATTACATACAATAGCTTATGATGTTACCAACTAATATACGTCAGAAGTCTAGCGAGTTGTTTCCTAATGACGCAGAGAAACAGAAAATCTTTTGTATGGGTGCTGCGTTCTCGTTAGGCAACGATTTATCAGACTTTGAGGAAGAAGTGCAACAGGAGGAGATTTACCCTTGCCAGGAAGCTCTCGATATGTGGCTTGCTTACAAGAAAGAGAAACGGCAGAAATATCAACCTCGTGGACTCGCGGCTCTTAAAAAGAAGCTTTTAAAGATGTCGGGCGGAAATCCTGAATACGCAAAGGTTATCGTTGAGCATTCTATGGGAAACAACTATTCCGGGTTGTACGCTCCTAAAAACAATGGTGTAAACAGTTATGAACAACAGCAACGAACTTTCAACAAAATTAGTTCAATCCTTGCCGACTGAATGCAAGCAAGCGGTGGAAAAATACGGCGGACAATATGCGCTATTCCTGGACAAATATCCTACCCTGCAAAATCGAACAGATGCAATTACATCTGTATATGATTCTGTAGCTAGGGGCGGTATGTCGTTTGTTAGTATTGATAAGTACTTCAAAGATGGCGCAAGCGAGTTCTGGATTAAGATAATGCTCATCGACTTGTTTATGGTTATTGGAGCTATCGAAGCAACTACTCCTTACCAGTTCAAGGCTATGGCACAGCGTATCAGACAAGAATACTATCACCTTACGCCTAGTGAGCTTACTAGATTCTTCTACGAGTTTTCTATGGGTGAGTATGGCGAAATCTATGTAGGAAAGACAGTGAATCCTCAAAAACTTTTTATTGCTCTCGAAAAATACATGTGTAAGCTTTACGAAAAGAGAGCCGAAATTGATTCTCAAAAGTTAGCTGAGAAACAAAAGAAAGAAGATGAGGAATCTAGAAGAAAAGCAATATCCTACGAAGAACATTGTCGCTTAAATGGTGTGGATCCGAAAGAATCCCCTCTTGAAAAGCTAAAACAAAAACTTGAAAAAGAATCAAAACGAGACAAAAATGGCAGACGTAAGTAAAATGGCAGAGGAATGGCTCAGTGAGCATCCTGATGCGACAAAGAAAGAAATATGGTTAGCCGGTTATTGGCAATCTACCGATAACTGGTTCAACCGGACCAAGTAAATTTTAGAATTATGACACAGAAAGAACGTATCGAGAATGCTACCACAAAGCAAGCGGTAGTGTTCATCTGGATCTACTCCTGGGTTATTGTGAGAAACCTAGGAAGAGTAATCAATAAGGCAGTACACAAGCTGCCTTGGATGTTCATCATGATAACGGTAGTAATCTCGTTCATCGTTAGCTTTATCTTTATCTCTAAGGCTAGGGCTGAACGAGATAACTACAATCAAAAACTAGTTCACGTAACACAGCAGCTTGATAGCTATGTGGCTGCATACGGAAACATTAAATCAAAGTAATATGAAGAAATACAAACATACAATAGTGATGATCCTGCTCGTTATTGTAGCTCTCATCGCAGGTTACGGGTTTGCCTGCTTCATGGTTGAACATATTTTCCTTTCGCTACTGATGCTCTTCTGTATCAGTTGCGCATTGGCAGTAAAGAAGGAGGTGTAGGAATGTCGGCATATAATTTCACACCAAAAGGAGCATTCTTCATCAACTACAAGGAGCCGGACAGGGAAACAGTAGACCATATCACTTCGCTCTATTACCTCATTATCGGTTCTCTCGCTACAATCACACAGACGGCAATCAAAGACTTGCACGACAATCTCAGCGAGAGGAAGGACCTGTTTAAGCATGAGCTTAAGTATCGCATAAAGGAGGCATTCTCCCGTTCTGAGACTCTTATAGGTATATTCAAGAAGTATACCACTGAGATTTCTCAGTACGAGCTCTGGCTTGATATTACGGACATCATGGAGGAAGACCTGAAGATTGACATACAGAGACTCTTCTATACGACCGACAACATTCTTCTGAAAAACAACATCAAGGAACACAAGCTTCAGGCGTATGCATGCGTAGCCTACAACCTGTCAATCATGCTGCACGATATGTGTACGAAGTTTGATGACGTTATGAGTGAACGTGGCATCAGTTCCGGCAGCATAAGACCTTGCGGAGAATTCATACAGTCTATGTATGGTATGTATGCCTCGATGAGAGAGGTTGCCAGGATCCTCATACCGGACAAGGATGCTGAATACTTCAAGGAAGGCGGTCAGATTTACAGGGCTTTGCAGGTGGTTGCAATGAAGGTATGCAATCCGGAAAGGATAGACAACGCTGCCGACGAAGGACTGAAGCTCAATGGCGTTGACTATCATGGTGAAGAACACCAGAATAACGCATTCCTCCCTTGGAACGGCATCCAGGTTAACTTCCTGTCACGCAACTTTGATAAGATGTCTGATGAAGAACTTGCAAAGGCTCTAGGACGATCTGTTGGTGCAGTAAAGGCAAAAATGAGACAACTTAAACTAAAAAGAACAGAATAGTATGAGTGGAGGCGCATTTGATTATGCTCAGTACAGAATTGCTGACATATACACGGAAATAGAGGATGAAATCTACGGACATTCTCTTGATGATGAATTTGACGTAAATCGGTATATTGAAGATCATTGGTTAGAGGATTCCGAGAAAGAATACGTTCGTAAGCATCATCATACAATACCTAATCGTAGCGAGTATTCTAAGGAAACTATCAAGGAGTTCAAGAAAGGTATAGCTCTACTAAAGAAAGCCGAGGTTTACGCACAGCGCATTGACTGGTTACTTAGTGGCGATGATGGCGAAGATAGCTTTCATAAGCGTTTGAAACACGACTTGGAAGAATTAAAACGTAAAAAACAATAGCTTATGGAAGATTTACCTATAGGTTCGGAAATCGTCTTGAAGGTGGTTAAGACAGAGAAAGAACAATGTAATGGCTGTTTTTTCGATGAGATATGTAACAATATCTATGAGAATGTTTGCGGAGATTTTGACTGTAGCGCAAGCACTAGAAAAGACGGAAAGGCTGTTCAATTTAAAAGAGTGAAGTAACATGGCTACAGCAAATTTTGAAATTGGAAATAAAGAATTAGAGGTACGTTTCATACGTGAATCAGGTTATCCTCCAACAAAGAATGAACGTGGTTCTTCATTGGTTGAGTATGATGTAACTACATACAAAGATAATCAGCCAATGATGAAGAAGTTCAATCAGAAGAAACGAGTTTATTTCGACCTTGAAGGCAATGTTTATAAGGATAAGCATAGCAACAAGGTGTGGTTTAATCTTTATTACGAAAGGAGGTGAGCAATGATTAGAGACGCTGCAAAGATAATTGTAACACAAACTGGTGTATCACTTAAAGAAGCCTTGACTAAAGAAGTAGTTAAGGCACTCAATAAAGAAGCTTCCATCTATATGAATTATGAAATCCCAGAAGTAAAGCTTGGTGGCAATCCTCCTAGTGGCAAGGAAAATCGCAGAACTAGAAGAATGTTAGAACTTAGAAAAAGAAAGGGTAGATTATGATAGATGACAAAAAAATAGAAGCTGCTGCAAGAAGATACAGCGAAGTGACGGATTGTGATAAGCAAGAAGCCTTATTAATTGAAGAAGGCTTTAAAGAAGGTGCAAATTGGGCTATCAATGAGTTTCTGAAGGACTTGTTGCATCCTGCAAAAGATATACCAGAAGAAGAAAGACCTGTATTAGTTGTATATAAACATGGAGGCTACAGTATTGTGTATTGGGAAGCATATAATATTAGCGGTCAGGTAAATTACTGGACATTAGATATTACTCAGTGGCTCTACGTGGATGAATTATTTCCAAAGGAAGGAGGTGAACATGATTAAGACAGTTACTATGTACTCTGTCGTTTGTGACATATGTGGAAAAACATTCATTGATGAATTTAATGGCATTGGGGCTTGGTTGGACGAAGGAACTGCAAAAGAGCAAGCAATGGAAAGCGAATGGGCAGAGATAGGCGATAAGCACTACTGCCCAGACTGCTATGGGTTTGACGATGAGTTAGATGAGTATGTTCCTAAAAAAAGAAAGGAGAAAGAAAATGAAACAGAAATTATTAAGTATCAAATATAGGTTAGTTGCTTTGTGGTGGTTCTTAACAAGAAAGAACTACTACCTTCTGTCATACAATGGCAGAGTTGGTAAGACATTGGAAAGCACTAATATTGTAATTCCCGAGTTCATTGAATGGGTAAGAAAGAAGCATGGTGTGCCTACAAATCATGAGATAATCATGGAGTTGAAGAATATTGGTAACATCTGTAGAAGTACAGATATTCTTGCATATAATGAGATTAAGGTATTGATTGAGAAACTTGAAAAGTAAAGCGTATGTTGTACGAAGCAAAACAGGGAAGTAAGGCTTATGGATACATTAAGAGTATTCTCGATGCAGAATTTGAAGAGCATCAAGCCTACATGAAAAGAGTAGAAGAAGCCGTAGGTTTCAAATTTGAAAAATATCAGGGCTATCAGCCTAACAGAACTCTCACAAGAGAGTACGAGATTACCGCTATATGGGTTCTTTCTGAGCGTTACGATACGTTAGATAAGAAGGTGTGGAAGAAGGTAGACGGTGTAAAATTGGAGGACGGTTACTATATAGCTATTGCGCCTAACAAGCGTAGTAAGCAAGGTAAGGCAATAGCAGCAGTACTTACATCATATAAATCCTTTACTCATCATTTCAAGATATTGAAGGAACTGAATATCGAAGTTCCGCACGTCAGCCGATTCTCCATCACCCAGCTTTTACGTCACAAAGACCGCATTTTCGTTTACTTCGATGATAGTATTAGAGCTGAAAAGCAAAATCCAGACTTCGTGGAAATCACGATAGGTGAGTATGAGGATTTCATTAATTGTAAAGACTAAGCGTATGGATAAACTAGAATACATTCCAGGAGATTTGGTGATGACAAATGGAGTACCACTAGGTACAGCACAGAATGTCGTTTACAGAGTAACATCATCTGACCCATCAAAGACTTTGAAGTTAGACGATGAAACGGTTCTGAAAGGTGTTGTCTGCTTAGAGAACATCGAAGGTGCGGAATTTGGAGATAAAGGCTATCTCTCAGGTGACTGCTGTGCTTGGGTTAAGGATATTGTTCCTATTAATCTTGTGCCCGCAATTTTGGAGAAGAATGGATGGAATAAATCCATAAGCTGGTTTTACGCTGGCAGTGAAGAGCGTGGCTATCAGTTTTCCAAGGAACTAGATGACAAATTGGACGAGCTTGATAGAGTGACTTATGGCGACTTACAAATCAGTCAATGTGAAAATCTTAGAGATTGGAACTATATAAATGAATGTAATCACTATTTCCATTTTGAATTTACCTATGTTCACGAACTCCAACATTTATTATATGCCTTGCATATAGATAGTAACTTAAAAATATAATGATATGCCAACAGGATTTACAGCACCAATATATGATGGTGAAGATATAACATTTGAGCAATTTGCAAATAGTTGCTTGCGTAACTTCGGTATCTACCTAAGATTTGAAGGGAAATATCCTAACCTTAGTAGATTCGAAATTCCTGACAAGATATGTCCTAGTGATTACTATAAAAAGAAATACGAAGAGGCAAAAGCTGAGTACGAGAAGCACCTTGCATCCCCTAAGACAAAGGAAGAACTTGAAGCTGAGTATCTTTCTTATGTTAATGATGTAATCAAGGGAAATGAGGATAGATTGAAAGAGAATGAAGCTCTCAAAAACAGATACAATGCAATGCTATCCAAAGTTAGAAGATGGACTCCACCATCCAAAGAATACGAGGGTGTTAAGGACTTTATGGAAAGTCAATTAATTGATAGTTTAGATTTTGATTGCAGCCATGTTTATGTGGAGAATATCATCCCTAAAGATGAGTGGATTCAAAAACAAACTAATCGCACTGATTTAATAGAGTCTATGAAGTATAATTTGGAGCAGTATAATAAATCTGTAGTTGCTGCCGAAAAGGATACCAAATGGCTCAAAACATTTTCAGAAAGCATAAAGAAAGTAACAGAGTAATTAACTGTCCTTATAGGACATAAATGTGAATAATATGACAGAAGAACAATATCAACAAGTTATTTCTCTTGATAAGAAATTAAAAGAATTAAAAAGGGTATATCATATATTAGATAATAATGATACTCATCTTTCTTACTATCATAATCAGGATGGTTGGGGAGATAATAAACTCTGTAGCTCTGAAGATTTGTCTCCTATAAAAGATATTTTGGCAAAGTATGAAAACATCATACGTCTTGAAGTAAAAGGAGAAATAGAGAGCATTAAGAAACAAATTAGTGAAATTTAAATTATAGAGTATGGAATGGAATAAAGTATCAGAAGTAGAAATCCCTTTTGGAGAAGAGGTGATTGCCTTTAACGAAAAGTGGATTGATGAGGATTTTAATCCTAATGGAACACGGGTAGGTTTTATGCAAGACGATGGTTTTGTATCTGCAACTTGGAATAACGAGCAGGATTGCTATGATACATGCTATGAAGAAGGAGACGACTACTACAAAGGTGTCTCAGGTATTCCAGGAATGGACGCATACCATAAGCAGTTTGCAAAGCCAAATATGCCAACGCATTGGATGAAAATGCCTACTCATCCTTAGTAAGTAACCATCCCTTATGGGATATAAATATAAAGTAATTATGAAAAAGTTTATTGGTACAAAGGTCATTATGGCAGAGCCCATGACTATGACAGAAGCACAGAAAGTGCTTGGTAGAGAAATTAAGCCAGCAACCGATGAGGAAGATGGCTACTTAGTAGAGTATGATAACGGATATAAGTCTTGGTCTCCAAAGAGTGTGTTTGAGAAAGCCTATCGTGAAGTAGGATCTGTTAACTTCGGCGGAGCTATTAACTTGTTGAAGGCTGGTCTTGCGGTAAGACGCAAGGGATGGAATGGTAAGGGGTTGTTTATCGTGAAGCAGGTTCCTTCACACATTACAGGTGACATCATTCCTAAGATGCAGTCATTGCCACAGATTGCTAAGGACATTCTGATGAAGCGTGAGAATCCCCACATTGATTATACCAACCAAATGTTGATTATCAATCCGGATGGTAGGGCTGATTCATGGGTTCCTTCTTCATCTGATGTGTTTGCGGAAGATTGGGAAGTTGCAACAGATTAACTAACCACCCTCTCCTGTAAAAGGGAGAGGGTGAAAGAAAAGAATATGGCAGAAATAATTTACTTTGGAACAAATGGGTGTTCCGGGCATTATCCTATTGGTATTGACAAAACGCTGACAGGGGCAGAGTATGAGATATGGTGCGAATGCGATAATGAAACTTGTATAAATAATATCCGAAAGAATCCTGGTCGCCACGTTATCAAACATCACGGAGAGGTTTATACAAATTATGGTGTTCCGTTCTCTGTAGATGAAGACAGAGTTGGTGATCATACCGAACTGTTTTGGAAAGGCATTCATACAGAAGGAGAAATTATCAACTTGATAAAGAATGATTCATTCTTATCAAAGCAGTTTAATCTAAAATAATATTGTTATGGCACTACCTAAAAATTATAGTATATGGCTTGCCGTTGATTATGATGGTATAGAAAAAGCTTTTTGGTATAAACCAAAAAGATGTGAGAAACATGGAGAATGGTGGGGTGATAAAATGGTTCTTCCGCATGGAAGCGTTAAGAAGCTCATCGGAAGAGAATTGTCTTGGAGCGATGAGCCGGTAGAACTTAAAGAAGAATAGCTTATGTTTGGATTTTATGTTGTACTTACCATAGTTGTTCTATTTACAGCTTTTATGGGTGGAGTTATCGGTTATTTAATTGGTAAATATTGGAAGAGATAAATATGAGCATGCAAATATGTAAGGAAGCCTATCAAGAATTGATAGACGGAGATATAGAATGGCTTCTTAGACAGCCTAGAGACCTCGAAAGAGACCATATAGAGGCAGTGCTAAGAAAGAGTGTTGAACTTTTATACGGGAAGAAAGAATAGCTTATGTATAGACCGATTACAATGTATCAGATTGTCTGTGATAGATGCGGAGAAGTGTTTGGTGGCACAGATACTTGCTCTGCACTATTCAGCAACAAAGAAGTCGATATTGGTGACTACTCAGACTGGGAAATGATAGATGGTAAACACTATTGTCCAGATTGTTATGAAGTGGAAGTCATTGATGGAGTGTATAACGTTAAAGCAAAGGAGAAATAGATATGGAAGTATTAAAAGACATAAGTCAGTTAACAAAAGGTTGCGGAGTGACATTTATTAAAAATGATAATTTCCACTTCTACGAGTACCTTATGGTACACCCTAATCGTGAAACCTATTATCTATTTATAGATAATTGGTCGCAAGACGTTGTACGAATACACATTGATGACCTCTTGTCAGGAGATTATTATGTTGGTAAGTACGACCGAATCTTCGTCATGGAGAAGAGAAAAAATTTCTTCAGACGAATGATAAAGAATTGTGATAAAAGAATTGAAGAACTTAAAAGTAAGTAGTTATGGCAAAACCTTACAGAATCAAGCATAAGGCTAGCGGGTTGTACTACCAGCCTGCAAGAAATCATAGTAATCTTGGTAAAAATGGCAAGGTGTATATGGCAAACAACTCGCCATTACTAGCAAATTATGGATATGATTATATATCTATTAGTGTTAGAAAAGGCACTAAGGTACATAATATTCTAGAAAGGTTAATGCCCTTAAAAGGCGTAAAACGTTCTTATGGTGCAGAAGTTTGTTATCGTGTCCCAAAGAGTGAATTTGAAAAAGAAGAATTATAGCGTATGAAAAGTATATTCTCTATGTTTGCTTATTGGGATAGAGTACATCAATTCCCAGACGGACATATTAAAGTAGAAAATAATTTGGCGTGGAGAAGAAAACATATGCATTTTCGCAGTAGTAATAAAAAAATACCTTTTTAGCGTATGAAAAAAGAAACAAGAAATGTAGTAGTTCTCGATTGGGAGGATAAAATTAAGCTACAACAATTTATCGAGGATTTGGAACAAATCTCTGAGACTTATCAAAGTCCTTGCAAGGAACTTACAGGTATCAATAATACAATTTACTATCTCAAAACGATTGAGGAGGTAATTAATTAGCGTATGAAGCTTAAAAAAATAAGAAATGAAGAAGGAAACTAGACTAAAGGTATATCGTATGTATGATGGTCATTGTGCCTATTGTGGCAGGACTATAGAGTACAAGGATATGCAAGTAGACCATATTGTTCCCAAAAACAGAGGAATGTATTCCAGATGGGATGAGAAACAAGGCAAGTTCGCAGTAACTCAAGGCGAGGATAGCTTAGAGAACTATATGCCAGCTTGCCGTGCTTGTAACTTCCGTAAGAGGGATATGACCTTAGAACAGTTCAGAGCAGAAATAAAGAGGCAGGCGGTTGGCTTGCTAAGTGGCGCTGCCAAGTTTCAAGTGAAGATGAGTATTGCCTATGGTCTTATTATTCCTCAGTTCGACAAGAAGGTAGTGTTTTATTTTGAGAAAGTTAAACGTAAAGATTAAGAGATATGAATGAGTTTACAAAGATTTTCGCAAAGACAATAGAAGATGAAGCTATCAAACAGATAGAAACCCTATCTAATAGCGAGGCTTACAATAGTTGTAAAATAAGAATAATGCCAGATTGCCATGCAGGTAAAGGATGCACTATTGGCACGGTAATAGAGCTTGACAACAGAGTAGTTCCTAACACTGTTGGAGTAGATATAGGCTGCGGCATGAAAGTCGTAAGACTTGGTAAAGTTGATATTGACTTGCAGAAATTTGATGAAGCAGTCAATAAGTTGATTCCGTCTGGTTTTAATGTCAACGAGGGAGAAGTATCAGCCTACATAAACGGATTGGTTGATGGTTGTATGTTTGGCAAATTCCGTGCTTGGGATTGTCTTGACAGCATGGAAATAGTATATCGTTCTGTTGGAAGTCTTGGCGGTGGCAATCACTTTATAGAGTTAAATGCAAACGAAGAGGGTGAGAAGTTTCTTGTGATACATACAGGAAGTAGAAACCTTGGAGTTAGGGTATGCAACTATTACCAAAACCTTGCTTACCAGTATTGCCACAAGAAGGCTGCCGATAAGTCGGAGGTTATTGCCAAGCTAAAAAGCGAAGGCAGAGAAAATGAGATACAGAGTGTTATTAAGTCATTAGGTACTAAAAATATAAGCAAGGAACTTTCTTACTTGGAAGGTGATTTGCTCAATGACTACCTCAATGATATGCGCATAGTTCAAAAATATGCTGAACAAAACAGAATGATTATCGCCAACAGACTTGTAAATGCTTTAGGTGTAGATATTGATGCTAATTCAGATAAGTATTCTTTTACAACCATTCACAACTATATAGATACAGACAAGGGTATATTGCGAAAGGGAGCTATCAGTGCAAAAAAGGATGAGGTAGTCATTATCCCAATGAATATGCGTGATGGTTCTCTTATCTGCAAGGGAAAAGGTAACAAAGATTGGCTATGCTCTGCCCCTCATGGCGCAGGTAGATTAATGTCTCGTACACAGGCGAAGAAAGAGTTATCTATGGATTCTTACAAGAATGAAATGAATGGCATTTATTCCACATCAGTTTGTGAAGAAACCATTGATGAAGCACCTATGGCATACAAGCCAACCGAAGAGATTGTTGAGTTAATCAAACCTACGGTTGATGTCATTGATGTTATTAAACCAATTTACAACTTTAAAGCAGAATTATAATGAGCAAGGAAATATTTGATTTCTCGGAGGCTCTGAGAAGAATGAAGGAAGGAAAGAAAGTGAGAAGGGGAATCTGGAAAGAATGTGGAGCTTATATCCATATTGTCTCTGAGACTATTGTGGCTGTATGCGATGGAGAATTCTTTCCTTGTGTTTTTAAAGATTCTGAGGATATTCTCGCAACAGACTGGGAGGAGGTGTAAGGATGAAGATTAGATTAGCAAAGAAGATAATGAAGCCAAACTTTCGTAATGGAAAGATAGGCTATTGGCATAGTCGATACGATTTGTATTGTATGGGGTTTGATGGTTGCAAAGACCACCGCATCACAAAAGCCATAAGTTTAGTTGAATATTGGAATGCTCGTAGGTACAGAAACGAGGCGGCAAAGTTTAATAAAAAGGATCCGTTCCGTCCGAGAGACCTTCGCCGTAGTGTAGAAAGATTAAAACAGTACAGCGTATGAATGAAGAAAAATGTTGCGGTAACTGTCATTGGTTTGATAGCGAAGACGCTTATGGTGTAGGATGGTGCAGTAATAACGAGCATGAATCATCTTGCGACCAAGTATGTGATGAACATGAATTTTAAACTTTAAATATTAAAATGGAAAAGATCTACAGACATTTTAAAGGAGGTTATTACAGATTTATTACTGAGGTCACTAATAGTGAAACTCAGGAGAAAGAAGTTGTTTATATGGCACTCTATGGTGAACACAAGATTTGGACGCGCCCTGCCGATATTTTCTACGGTAAAGTTAATGTTGGAGGTGTAATAATGAACCGGTTTACCGAAGTTATTGGTGAACCAGTTTTGTTCAAGAAAACAGACGAGAATGCTATTATGCCAACCAAGGCGCACGATGATGATTTCTGCTACGACTGCTATGCTGTATCAGAAATGGAGATTTACCCTAATGTATGGAAGTATGGTCTAGGATTCGCTTTACAGATTGAAGACCAAAAGAAACCTGTTGACATTTCAAGATGTTTTACATTTCGTTCACGTTCTTCTATATGTAATACAGGAATGATTCTTAGTAACGGTATTGGTACAATAGACAATTATACAGGCGAGATTTCTGCTGTATTCTATCACGTATTTCCAAAAATGCCGCGATATAAGGTTGGCGACAAAGTGGTACAATTTCATCTTGAAACTTGTGACAACATCATGTTTATAGAGACGGATGAGTTAAACAAAACAGAGCGCGGCGATAACGGCTACGGCTCTTCTGATAAAAAGTAATACATGAATATCACAGATGAACAGAAAACGTATATAAAGGAACACCCTTACGAATCTCCTTACGCAATGGCCAAGAGCTTCGGTTGCGCAGTACAGACTGTTTACTGGTGGCTACATAGGCTGCATGGGGATTCGTTCAAGGACGCAAGAAAAGAGCAAAGAGAGAAGATCAGGGAATCTGTCCGTAAGCTATATCCGGATTACTCTTCTTCTGAAATTTCCAAAGAACTTGGAATAACAAAGTCATGTGTAACAAGCATAGCAAAGGCACTTGGCGTTACTCATACCCAGGAAACGGAAGAAAGACTTCGGTTGAAATGTGCACAGGCAATAATAAGACCGGAGATAATAGCTAAACGTTCTGAATCTCTAAAAAAGACGCTGAGGCTTGACAGGTACAGAGCAACGAATGGAATAAAACAGAAGACACGACGCAAGTTCAAGACCATTCCGAGCAGATGTCTCTGTGCAAGGAACTATCTCTGCAATAAATACAACTACTTCTACGACAAAGATTACGGAGAGCTGCTTACCGTGTTCTACGACAGCGAAACCAAAATGTTGACAGAAGAGCAGCAGAAACACTACGAGACGAAGTATGGTATCAAGTTCCTCCAGGGAGCTGAAGAATAATTTCTGTGCATTATCTATATGTTTAGGGGTGGCTACACATCGCGTGCGGTCACCCCTTTTTGTTTATAAATCAATAACCAAATAAAAACATTAGAAAAAACTAAGAACGTTTGTGTAACTTTAATTTCCAGTATATACAACCTAAAAATGCGAGAATGCCTATGAAAAGGCAAACTGAAGTTATCTTACCTATATTTAAAAATGCCATGTCAGTCCTTGATAGCTGTTTCTCGACATATACTTTATCTTTCGATATTTTACTTATCACTGAGATTAAGGAGTCACACTTGCTATGATATATCGCAGCACTATCCTTGTATTCCTTAAGACTAGAAATACTATCTCTCAGTATCTGTACGTCCTCTTGTGATATTTCGTGATATTCGTAGTGAAATTTATCCTCACCAACCTTGTTGCCGTTCGCATCATACTTCGAAGCTGTACTATCCTTGATATGTGTCTTCTCTTTCGTAGTTGACTTCATAGACTCTTTATGCGATGCTCTGTATGATTCCAGCTCCTTGACAAGCCTTGCATTAAAGAGTGAATCCCACTTAGCCTCGTTGCGCCGGTCTGTGATGTACGTTTTCTTCTCTATCACACGTTCTTTCGCCTTACATCTACAGAACATTGATAGAATCAGCATTGCTACTGCAATGGTAATTACAACCTTTGTTATCTTATCTATCAGTTTCATAAGCAAGTGAATTAATTCTGTTCAGCCAACCATTCTTGAACTTTTTGTTCTGTGGTCTTGTCTGACAGATACGGTCAATGAAATTTTTTCTTTCCTGCTTGATGTTATCAAACAGTTCCCGGCCATCTCTTGCGTTGACAGCTGCGATAGTCTTCGGCCCGACAATACCATCCACATCAACGCCAAGAACTCTCTGAGGAATCTTGATACCGTAGGCTCCGCTAGCCCATACCCAGTCGACGAGGATATTGGCTACGTTCTGGTCTTTAATATCATCAGCATTCCACTTATCCCAGTAGTACTTCTTGAAGATTACACCCCATTGCACACTGGTCATACGCTTTAAATCGTTAACCGTCTTCTTGCTGCCGAATACTGAGCGGTACGTAGCAAGAGTCACACCCATATTAGTAGCTCCTCCCAAATCATCTTTGTCGTTAACGAAGCCACCTTCCCACTTTAGGATAAACGGCTCTAAAATCTTACTGTTTGCCATTTTTGTTTTCCTCCTCTTTTTTATCAAACTCATTGTTGAGTCTGTCAATAATCGGTTTCCAGTAACTAGGCAGTGCCTTTGCAAACTCGAATCTCAAAATGTAGTAAATAACTCTGAATGCTACATTCTTAGGGTATGCCTTGATGAGGTTTTTGAACGCGTTGCATAGATACACATAGCAGAATATATACGTAAGCATCTTAATCACGAATAATGCTTCTGTATTGTCGTTGCAACTTACCATGATTCCATACATGACATACACAATAACAACATACAAGAGCATCTCTAAAAGTGCGTTCTTGAACTTTGATACAGAAAAATTCTTGCATCGTACAACACTCACGCCGTCAGCTCGCATACCGCAGAAGATATTGAAGCCAAATGCGATAACCAACGCCAAGATGAATCCCTCTGTTGGCGTTGCAAAGGCAAGTATAGCTGAAAAAATAGTAACACCTATCTGCCGAATCTGTGATGAATCTAATAAATCTGTCATAATCTGTTATCCTGAATAATTAATAAAAATAAAGTTTCGGTCTCTTTCTGCAAAGATAGCAAAAAAAACCGAAACTTTATTCAGCATAACGAAAAACTTTAGACATTCAAGTCATAATATGGAAGTCTGCCACTTTCCAGGAAGGAAATACATTCATCGAAAATCTTTTGCTCGTAGTTGTACGTATTGATCTTCGGGAACCATTTCTTTATCTTTGCGTCGTTGCGTTTTACCATTTCACCCCAGAGAACGCACCAGTCTTCGAGATTGATGTTGTCGTTCTTGACCTCATGCCAATAGTCCTTGGCTACATCTTTAGTGTGAAGCTGGCCTATGAGACAAAGATGCATATCTGCCATTTCTTCGTTATAATGACACGCGCCAATCTCTCCCTGGACCTGCTTCATCATATCAAGCATTACGCTGTCATTCATTCCGACTTCACAACAATCTGCCATGATCGTAACACAGTTCTTGATAGCCTGCATGTCATTGCTAGCTATAATGTCTTCGAATATCTTTTTCATAACCGTATATTTTTGATGTTACTTCAGAAAATACTCTCTGATGTTGTATACACCATCCTTGTCTTTCAACAAATCGAGTGCAAGGCTGTGGGCATACTTAACCAGATGTTCTGTATCAATGTCCTTAACATCTTCCTTGCCGAGTATCTTAGCAATTGTGCATCCGTGGTCGCTTACAACCTGATTCATCGCAACGTACAAAGCGTAATCGTTGTAATAAGGTTTCTCTTCTGTTGCAAGTCCGAGACCGGTCATAGCATTGATCCATGTCTGCATATCCCAGGTTACTGGTGGATTCATACCGTTTACAATCTCCGAAGCCTCCTTCTTCGTAAGATAGTTCTTCCACTTGATAGCGCAAAGCTTATCAAGATACTCTTGTGCCAACTCTGGGTGCTTGGATGCCATATCCTTCATCATGCAACGCATCGTATTACCGAATACGTGCATATACTTTACGTTTGCTGATGATGCCATCATTCCGTACAGCTCATCAAATTTACTCATAATCTCTTTTGTTTCCATATCTTATATATTTTAACCTATTATCAAATCTCTCAACTCTACAAAGTCCTCCTCTGTGAAGTTGATACTTCGCTTGCTACCAAAGAGAATAGCAGTAGCAATTCCATCTGGCAGGTCAATAGACACAACTCCTTTGTCGATATGTCCGTGTATAAAACCTACATCGAATTTGTAATCTTCCACGGATTTTAGCATCTGCATCATATCTTTAAATATCGTGTTGGCATCTATGTTGCCGTCTTCATCGGCGATGAATAGGGTAGCGTTGTCAATGCTCTTGCCCCAACTATCTTTGTGCTTGGCGATGATGTTGTGCGCCGCACGTTTCATGTACACTGATGGTATGGCGAGCATCTGGTTAGCCTTAACCATATCGTCTATTCTAGCATCTGCCCACAAATCAAGCGATGTAAGCAGTTTCTCTTTCAATTCTGTTACGTTCATTTCTTAGTTCCTCCCTTCTTTGTCCCTTGAACCATAGCGAGATACTCTTGCCACGTTTTATCACTATGATTTGTCATATAGTCGTTAAGCATAGCGGTTTTCTGCTCTTCCGCCTGTGCTACTTCTTTTCTCAGTCGTTGCATCAAAGACAAATGTTTCTTTAATGCCTCCTGTCCTTGCTGAGTACTCTCAATGCGAGGACGTATGATGCGCAATTCCTCGTCTTGCACTAGCTTAGACACATATTGCAAGCTATTGACGTACTCCTGATTTTGCATCAAGTACTGACGTTGTGCGCCTGTAAGATTGTCTTCAATCTTGTCGATTTCATCCCATAAAGGGGTGGAAGACTGCTGCGCCTGCATGTTGATAGATGCTCGCTTCTGTTGTATTGCCTCATACATCTTCTGTAGCTCGGCATCCATCATCTGCGGCTGCTGCTGACTTGTACCCATATCCAATAATGGGCTGTTTCCAAAATTCATCATAATCAATATCTTTAAGTTGGTGATATATTATAGAGAGGTGAGAGGGCATCCACCAACGAGGGCAAACACCCCTCACCAACTCATTTCTTTTTAGTCCGTCTAACCGACTTCCTTACTGCTCTGTTACGCTCCTGTAGTGGGCGTGGAAGTAGCAGTACCGTTACAGCAATAGCTGCCGTAGCCCGAAATTACTGGCGTAGATGGGAGTACCAACTGACCACGCAAGCAATTGCAGGTCTTCTCGTTAACGTAAGCCATCATAAGCTTCTCCTTGTAAGGAGTGAGGGCTTCCATCACGGCTACCTTCTTGTCGAGGTCGCTATACTTTGCTTGCAACGCATCGTACTGGTCTCTCTGATTCTTGTACAAGCCAAAATCTGCATCAATCTGAGACTTGTAAAGACCGAACTCAGCCTGCATTGCACGGCGGTTCTCGGCGTTGATAGCATCGTTAGCACCCTTATACATAGAGAACTTCTCAGCGATGTCTGTCTCTCGCATAGCGTAGAACTTGTTAGCGGTGTCGAGCTTCATACCGAACATGTAGGTAAGCAACTTCACCTCATCATCGCATTCCTTCTCCATCACCTGTAAGGCGGTTGGCTGATTTGAACTTGCGTTAGCCCCATAGGCGTTGATGTTCACGTTCTCAGGCATATTGCTGCCACCGAGTGAACCAAACACACTGCGGTTGTTACCGCCAAGCAACCAAGCGCCAGCACCGAGTGCTGTGCCGATGATACCAAGGGTAAGACCAGCATTACCTGTAGCCTTAGAAGCATAATCGTCATGCTTTTTCCCCTCTTCGTAGATTTTCTTTTCTACGACCTTTGCATCTGTCATCTCCATTTTTACAATCTTTTTAAGTTATCCTTAATATTAACTAACACTATTGTAACGTTACGGATGCAAAGGTACGAAGAATAGGGGAGAGCAAATATAACTCTATCACACTTTCTTTTAGTGGTTGATTATCAGAGATTTAAGGTGATATGAGGTAATATCATAAATAACAAAAAAGAGAGGCAGTCACTTGCCTCTCTTGCTCAACTTGTAAGGAACACTTACATGTTCAACTATTAGGATAGAAGTAGAAACAAAAATCCCCTATACTATTGGCGTAGTATAGGGGAATATTACATTCCTGCTCGGAAATGCGATGCTCTTAAAAACGCTGCTCTAAAAAACACTGCAAATATAGACAATAATTCTGAAACCACCAAATTTTTCATCATTAATTTGTTAGATACAGATACAATCCTTCCACGAACCACATTATCAATATCATAGTTGACATCGTTACCCAAGTCAAGAAGTACTTATCGACCTTCTTATATTCATAGGAAAGATACAAATAAGCAATGAACGTGCTGTTGATGATTACCAGTATCGCTACTATAATCAAAGTACAAAACATATAATCCATAATAATACTCATACGTTCTCGCTTATCCGTGTTGCGATAGGGCTTATCCGTTATGATTTTCTCTTACTCTTAATGAAGTGCAGTATATCCCACTTCTTCCAATATCGGGTGTGCCCACGCTTCTTGCATTTTCCGTTCGGGATGTCACCCCTAGCGACCATCCTGTTCAACGTAGCATCAGAAACATGCAGTTTCTCCTTGACTTCCTCGGTAGATAGCATCGGGTTAAGCATATCGGGGATGATGTCGCACAATCTATCTAGGTCATCATCGCTCATTCCGCAAGCGGTGATGACCTCACCATTTCGCTGTTGCTCGTCAGCTTTAAAGCAAGCGTCACTTAGCAACTTAAAAGCCGTTCCGAGCATCTTATAATTCAATATCTTTCCCATTATGCACAGATTTTACGTCCTAACTTTGACCTGCTGATAAACAAATCAGTAAAAGAGTACAGATAGAATATTGCCGTTACTACCATGACTGTAAAACAAGAATCTACCATATCTTTGGTGGTATACCAGCTCCATTCCACAATGTGAGCCGCATTGATGCTTGCAAAGTAGAAGAAGGGAATGCGGTATCTCCAACACAAGAAGAAAAATCGGCTTGCTAATATCAAAACCATTGGCAGGACGTACACCATAAAATATATGTAGAGATAGCAAGTTGCATTCTCCGCATAAGGGATGAACATTTCACGAGGATGCTGAGAGAATTCATAAATGCCGTATGCGTGAAAGCACATAAGTGTAATAGGAACGTACTTACAAAACCATCTGAAAAATTTCAGAATCCTTCTGCTATACCGATTACCGTGTCGCATCAGTAAGTCTATAACCTCACTGACATCTTTGTCTTTCAACCACTTTAACAGGTTGTCTTCGTCTTCTTTATTCATAAGCGTTGATTTTAATTAAATGATGTTGCAAAGTTACACTCTTTTGCACAAAACCAGCGAAAATGAGAATATTTTTGTGTTAAACTTTATAAAAAGTAACAATCTGAAAGTAGATGGCTGCAAAAATAGCGTTAGAACGGCTTCCTTACCAAATTCTAACGCTATTAGTGTTTATCCTATCACAACCTCAAGGCTCTCCATATCAGCGAACTTCAAGCCGCAATCTTTCGCTGCCTTGAACAGCTCCTTCTCGTCAACGTCCTCGATGGCTACCTCTACCTCGGCATTGGCAAGGTCTGAGAAGTACTTCTCTGTCTTCTGCTTCTGATTGAAGAAGTACTCATTGACCTCAGCGAACTTGGCTGAATCGTCCTTGGTGTATTCGTAGCCCTCATTGGCGTGCTTCTGCTCTAGCTGCTGGCACTCCTGAAGCTTGCGCTGCATCTCCTCGAACTTATCGTCCTTCAAGCTCTGCTGCGCTTCCTCCACATCCTTGTCGTAGGTATCGGCTACTTGGCGCAGTGCCTTCATATTCTTCCAAACTCGCATAGCGGCATCATCGCTCATTGATGATGTCTTCAATGCCTTCAATGTTCTGTAGGCTGTAACAGCCTCGATTGTCTTAATCTTTTTCATAATTGTTTCTTTATTTTTATGTTATACAATATTCTTCGCCAGATTGCCATAGCAGAATACCTTTCCTATTAACAGTGCAAAGTTAAGAAAATAATTCCGAATAGCAATGCAGGAGGAGCAAAATTTACGAATTTAAAATTAACTTTCCCACGTTGGGTAATCACTAGGTCGCAACGTGTCTGCTTTCTCGGTGAGAACGTAAACCACAAATACATTTCTAGTATTTTGTTATATTAAGAACATCTACGTTTTAACGCATAATATAACTACCTCCTGGAGGAACTTGTTTCCATCCACCATCTATATTAATTTCAAAAGATAATTGACACATTTGTCCATAATAACCTCCTTCATAAACATTATCAAATCTTATATATATATCAACATAATCTGTTCTATCACCTTCAGGAATAGTTACAGAACCTGTACTTTGACCAGAGCTATTAGATACATAACCTCTTCCGTATGTTGTCTTATTGTTACCATAACCACAAACACTTCTAAATATACCATCAGTAATTGTAATTGTAGCATCAGGAAGTTTATATATTCTAGCTTTACAAATACAACTAGCACCAACTAATTCTCTCAACGATGAGAAATCAACAAAACCACTAGAACCACTTTTAATACTTTCCATATTAATTTGTCTAGGATAATATTTAAAACTAATACCACCTGGAAGAGATATGAAAATTATTTTTGTATCATCATATAAAGTTGCATTACGAGTATATGCTAAAAAAGGCACAATATCAATATATTTATCTCCACTACCTATATCAAAAGTTATTTCTCTATCAGCATATATATAATCTGTTGGTTTTTTGCAATTGCCAACATAATAATTTTTATAAATCTTATCAGTAGTATTATATGGTGAATTATAACAAATTTGAATCCAAAAAGACCAAGCTAAAGATAAATCAGTTATTATATCATCCATAGTAAGATTTGTGTTATTATCCACATGTGTATTCATATATAATACACAATTAAATTTAGGAATTGAAGAATAATAAACTTCAACGGTATGAAATTGAGGAATAGAAGTCATAAATGGATTCCTTGTTGCTTTACTACTATAGTTTCTAAAATCACTTAATCTATAAGGAGAATTAGCACCACCTTTTGGAAAATGTTTTCCTGATACCATTGTAGTTTTGTTATCATGAATACCGCCAGTCTGACCATATACATTATCAATATAAAGATTTTTACATGCTTTAATAGCAAAACCTTCTCCTCCATAATTATAACGTAAGTTATAATAAGTATCCATAGGTATATTCATACCACAACGAACAACACAAGTGAAGTTACTATATGAAGATGTTACTATTTCCTCAGAGTCTTCTCTAATAGGATATTCTTTAAAGTCACCTTTACAACTAATAGGTTTATACTTACTCCATATATTTATATTTTCACTCTTACAAAGAGTAGCAAGGTCATTGCTACTCTCTCCAAGAGCTTGTTTAACATCACCAATGCTAACAGGAGCACTAATAATTCCAGTTTCACTATTGTAAGACATAATCTTTATTTTTTAAATATTCAACTTCAGTTCCTTATTCTGTTACAACTTCTTTGGTAACAACTCGCTCTACTGTTACATTGAACACTAGGCAAGGCAGCTCTATAAGAGCCACCCTGCGTTAATACTCACGATACTTACTCTGCTGCCTCGCTTGCCATATTAGCGGCGATAGCGGAATTAACCTCCTTAATCAATGCTGATACCTCACTGAGCTTGCTCTGCGGAACACCGCTGATGTTGTAGGTCAGTTCGCTGCCGTTGGAGCTAGCGTTGGCATTGCCGAGATAATTACCATTTGCGTCACCATAGATACTCATATTGATGCTCTCAATGTTGCCACCCGTCTTGTCAACATTGTAGGTGATTTCTACTCGATAGCCGCCCTTGGTATAAGTGGCAGCTGTCTGTTCACTTTTCTTGTTAATCTTTAAATTCTCCATTTTCTAATCTAATTTAATGAATTAATATTCTTGTTATCTAATCTCTTCTTGTTGCAGTCTTCCTTATCTCCACTCAATCGCTGAACCTCTGATTCGAGGAAGACCACCCGAGTCTTCAACCTGCTCACCTCATCGCCCACCTGCTCGATAGCACCGAATGCCGTTGCAATCAGCTTCGGAGACCAGTAGTTAATCTTGTAGTAGCCCTTCTTGTCCGTCTCCACGATGTCCTTTAAGTGAGGGTTGCACAAGACGTGTTGGGCAATCCAACCGATAGACCTTGTATTGTCCTTCTTCCAAGCAAAGCCGAATGTGCCACCCATTGCCTTGATGATACCCAAGTAGTCCAGCTTCCGCAAATCCTGCTTCAAGCGGATGTCAGAAGATTGATAAGCTGTAACTCCACCTTTAACAAGACAATCACCACCGATAGTAGCAGTACCAACAACATTAATGTTACTAAAATGAGCATTACCGCTTTGATATATATACCAATAATTAGAACCATTATGACTACATATATCTTGAACTTTCACCCAATTACTATTATTAGCATTACCTAAATATAAATCACCACCACTACCTCCAATTCTAGCTCCACTATCAGGAGTTATAGTTGTAATACCTGGAAATTTCAGTGTACCATTACTTTGTGCACTATTAGCATTAAACACAGAATTATCAGCTATACCAAGATAAATAGTTTTATTAGAATGAGTATATTTAAGACCAGCCCATTGATTCCAATCCCAAGCAGTTTCACCAAAACGAATAGCCTTACCAGTATTGAATATTACTTGACCTTCAAGAGCACTAATCCAAGCAGGACTGGCATCGTTAGTTAACATTATAGCTTGATTTTGAGCAGCAGTTCTAATAGTAGCAGATGAATATATATCACCTTTAACATGTAGTTTATAAGAAGGGTCTACTCCAATACCTACATTATGATTTGATAATATATTTATAGCATCTTTTTGACTACTATTATATTCTCCAGCATATAAAACAAGTTTATATTTAGATACAATATGAAACCATTTACTTACTGTAGATATAATATGAGGGTCATCTGAACCACTATTAGTTATAGTTAATGTTCCATCAACATTCCCAGTTCCATCAAAACTTTGACCCCAAATAGTTCTAGGAGTTCTGAGTTTAGTTGCAGAAGCTACATTATCATGTAAATAAGCAAGATAACCAACCTGAGTTGCAGTAGTAGTATTTATACCATGCATTATTCTAATTCTTCCACTAGTTCCTATATCAAATCTAGTTCTCCAAGTAGAATAACCTTGTATATTAATTATATCACCATAGCTTTCATGAAAATTATTATGTCCCTCATTAGTATGAGCCCAACCATAAACTCCAACTCCATCCTTAGTTACAGATGCATCTCCATACTCACCTCTATATCTAAGAAATGAACTTTCATGATAACCATCTACAGTGTCTGCATTTCCTGCACTACTAGCATAACCATTATGCAAAGCATTATATAAACTATTTGCACCTTTTTGACTAAGACTAGTACCAGTAGAAGTTCCACTATAACTATCAGTAATTCCTCTCCAAGTATTTTGCCAAGTAGTAGAAACACCATTGATAGTAATAGTTTGACCACTTACAGAACCAGTAACAAAGTTCTTGTCATTAGTAAGTTGACTAAGTTTAGTAAGATTACCTTTATGATAAACTTCATATTCAGCATCATATTTACTAGTAGTTCTAACTACATTATTGCTAAAATATAATACTCCATTTACTGCACGAATACCATCATAGTTACCGTTACTTCTAAAAAATAGAATAGCTTCAGTAGGGGTCTCAGATACATCATTAGTATAAATGCTATTAACTCCAATAATATCGGAATTTCTCATATTTATACCCCATTGACCAGAACTATAATATCTATCATTAGCCATAGTAAGAACACTAACATCTTGATGACTAGTAAGATAACCTTGACTTTTAACCCAAGATTGCGTAGCATACCCATTAAGAGATTGATGACTAGTAAGATAAGTTCCTAAATCTACAGCAGCACCACCAGTAGCTGCAATAGTTTTAGTAACACCGTTAATCTTTACACTATGTGTATGACTAGTTGCCGACTTACCACTAAGAAGTGAATCTACACTACTTTTGGTATAATAGTTGGCGAGACTCTGATGACTAGTTAAGAAAGTTGCACCTTTAGTAAAAGTAATACTCTTTCCACTTTTAGATACAGACGTGATAGCATTCCCACTTCCACTTACAGATATTGCATTAACGTAACCATCAAGTGACTGATGACTAGTTAAGAACGTACTACCTTTAACTATGCTGATAGTAGTACCATCCTTGGTGACAGACGTAACCGCATTACCGCTACCGCTGACAGAAATAGCAGTAGCACTACCACCTTCCAAGCTGGAGATACGAGAATCAAGAGCCTTGATGGAGTAGGCAGAGGCAATCTCACTCAGCGATTCTGATGTAAGCTTCAAGGCATTTGAATAACTCTTCACACTGCCGTTCAAGCCGCCACCACCGCCCGTGGTAGATGCTCCTGCTCCGTATGCCGTGATACCACCTGTGGCATAGAGATTACCATCAATCTTGATAGCCTTGTTTGTGGAATCATACGTGAGCTTAATGCCATGGAAGGAGATTGCGCCCTCGAAGGTAGCATCGCCCGATACGCCAAGTTTAGAGAATGGTGCGTTTGGCTTCAGTGATACAAGGTCGGCAACGCTCGTTCCTGCACTTCCTTCCTTCCAAGTTGGTTCAAAGAAGGTGAGGTATGCGCCAAGATTCTTTTCGCTGATGATAAACGATGTAGGGTCTGCGTGAACCTTTCCGCTCACGTCCCACCAGATAGCACCATTGGCAAGATAACCCGAGCCGTCGAAGCGGATGAGGGAGGTTGCAGGGGTAAGATTTCCGCTATTATAGTCCTTATCCACCATCTGACCGCCCCACCATGTTGCGATACTCTTCTTTCCTCTGTTCGGGTCTATTGCTCCGTTGATACCGCTCTGAACGTTTCCGTCTCCGTCTCTCAGCGCAAGGAGCGTTGTCATTACAAGACCACCGTCAATATCTGTAGTCTGACCGAGCGCATCCTTGAGATACTTGTAACCTGCGAGGTCTGTGATATTCTGCTTCAAGTCACCATATATCTTGCTAGTGATATAGGCGTTTGCCAAGCCAAGTTTGTCATAGAATGTGCTGTATGCGGACTGAAAGTTGGTGAACTTCGTTCCCACGGCTGAGACGATAGCAGCCTTGCCGTTGGTATCAGTCTCATTGTATCTTTTAGATATATCTGAAAGATCCTTGATGAGTTCTTTCTTGGCATCAGAGAGGTCAGTGAAAGCGGAAGTGAGGTCAGTGAGTTCCTTGGTGTCCTTCAGTACCTCTGCGTTCTCCACCTCATTATATGACTTCTGCGCAGCCGCAAAATCATCTTCAAGTCGCTTCGAGTCCTGCGCCATTGCCGCAATCTCGGAAGGCTCTAGGTAGCCATTGGTAACATAATTATCGAAATCCTTCTTGTTATCAGTGACCGTCTTTCCGAGGTTCTTAATGTCCGTCTGTGCGGTCTGTACCGCCTTCTGAGCATCTTCTGCTGCCTTTTTGGCTGCGTTGGCAACGGTATCATCGGTGTATTTAGATGCTTTAATCCAATCACCGATGGCGAACTGAGAACCAGCCGCTTTGTTGGTCTGACAGCGCAATACCTCATTCTTGTAGGTACTGCCGTCAGAAGGATAAGTGGCATTAACCCATATATCGCCAACCTGATAAGGTGTCGTAGGCTGAACGCTGAACACCTTCATCTTCCCGTTTGCGGTCTCCTGTGCCATTCTTGCATCGGAAAGGGCTTTGGCGATGTCGGTATCTGTAATGAGAGTCCACTTATAGGTGTTGCTATCCTTGGCAAAGCGGTATGCCTTGCCCGTCTTGTTGTTGTAGTAAAGGTCGCCAAGATGGATTTCTTTATCCTTATCGGTCTTCCAACTGATGGCTGGGGCATTCTCCAAGGTAGGAACACCATCATAGAACCACGTTTCGATAGCACCATCCACCTGATTCTGCAAGTCGGCAATGACCTGCGAGTTCTTGATGAGATTGTTTACCTGCTCCTCGGTCAAGCCCTTTGCTGAGTTCTCCTTAATATACTGAGACAATTCCTTGCCATCCACAGTGGATTTAGCGGAAATCTTAGCCTTAACAGACATTTGCTTAGTGCTGCTATCATATCTGATATAAGAGCTGCCCTCATAGCCATTCTCCTTTGTAGGTCTATCGCCTACATACATATCACCATAGACGTTGAAGAATGCCTTGTTATTCTGCTTATTCACACCATATTCCACGTACTCCCTATTGGCAAAGGAATAGCTGTTGATGCCGTGATAGAGGCTAATGGATGGCGAATAGGTATCTACCGCCGAGAAGATAAGGCAGTTCTGACGTTCTACATCGGTTCTATTACCGCACTGGTTGAGCACATCACCTTTAGCAGGAACATAGCTTGCCGTAGCGCAATCGGTATCAGAGAGGTCGATATAATGATACTTCTTTCCTTCCAGCTCTACAGGGTCTTCATCACGACCGATTACCAATCGCCAATAGAAGTGATTGCCAGCCTTGTGATAAGTGCCCTTGCGAACATTGAATGATTCCGAGCGCACTTGGTCGTTAACCGCGAAGTCGTTATCTACCTCATCGCCTTCCTGCTCTGCTAAGAAATAGCAACGATAAGCCTTCTGTGACACATTATTATATGTCACAGTAACCTCTTCTACCTTATGAACCACCACGCCGCCAGCAGGAGAGATTATCTCCTTACCGCCAATGGTGGATGTTTTATTGATAACCAGCTCCTCGAAGATAGCCTTCATTCTTACCTCCAAGTAATCTGTGATGAGGTGCGAACGACCTTCTGCGTCTGGAGTCCACGAGCCTCCACCGACAAGCAATCCCTGCAAGAACTTCTGCACCTTTTCCCAAGTGATGGTGCCGTTGGCTATGTCATCGTTTATCTTTGAGATGAAGTGCTTACTTCCCTCTGTTGCAATCTGGCCCTTGACTTGTGTAGTTGTCAAGCCTGCACCTGTTCCGCCATTTCCACTTTGGAGCGACGATATCTGCTGTTGGATCTTCTGGATAGTTCCAACCTCCTTATCCTCGCGAAGAGTTATATCGTAGGTAGGAATCTTACCATCTTCTTCCTTGATTGTGAGCTGATCTATGGATATTACACCGCCAATTCTGAGGTCAGTATCCTCAAACTCCATCAAGTCTCCGGCTTTGAGCGTATCATGAAGACTCTTGATAACTCCTGTAGTATCCTTTTCAGCAAGATCATGCTGTCTTGCCATGAAAATCTCATCAACCTTAGGCTGATAGACGTACCTTGTGTAGTCGTTCTTGTCAATGAATGCTATGGCGTATTTAAGGAGCTTCAGAGACGCAGCATTGACATACGAATCAGGAAGTGTGATGCCGGTAAGAACGAAATGGTCGCCTTTCTTGATAGGGTAGTCCTTGTATGGAAACCACAGCTCAAGAGCGTCGTCCTTTACTCTTTCAATAGTAAGCCTCCATCTTCCATCAATCTTGGTTGAGGATGCTACCTTGAATGTTCGTCCGCCACACATACCATCCTTCATCGAGATGGAGAAGTCGTCATCCTTTAAGTCGTTGATATCAAAGTCGATAGCCTTTTTAAGATAGATATCAACATTCTTTACGGTTTCATTATCGCCAAATCTTCCGTCATCATCAGGAGCCACACCCTCATCAATCTCATCAACACGTACGCCACCGATTTCCATCTCCTCGATAGTAGGGTAGATTTCAATAACTCCATTTGTCTTATCATCTGTTTCAAAGAACTGCGATGCAGAACGAAGGCCAATCTGCTTGATGTTGATAGAATCGATGTATGGCCTGTGCGGATCTGTGGAGAATTTATGCTGTCTCCCGGTAGGATTCACGTACTTCTTCTCTTCATTCGTGAGTGAGTTATAGAAATCGCTCAGCGATACATGAGGGAATCCAGGCAACATAAGTCTATTGATGGACATGTTGTTCGGAAGATTCTTTGCATACTCCTTCATAGATGAAGGAACAGCCTTCTTGTTGAGACCGGACGTGATATACATCTTTGTATTTCCGGCCTTGACCTGCGCAATAAACGCATCAAGCTTCTCCTTTGATTCCTCATCTCCGGTGTCAGTCTGTGTTCCCTTCAGCTCAGAATAGAATCTACATTTTTTAGAGTCGTATGTCTGTGTTACATAACCGGTAATCTCAGTCTTGAAATCAAATGTAACCTTAAGTACCCAACCGAAAGACTGTTCGCCAGTTTCTCCAGAAACAATATACTTTCTCGGATTCTTGAAATATGTCTCTATATAATCGAGGTCCAGTTCAAGTGTAACATTCGTGCTGGCCCCGACGACTTTCGTGATGTTCGCCACGTACTTGACACCTAGGTCCGCATAGTAGTGAGAAGGAAGATTCTTCTCGGAACCATAAGCTCTCAATCTCGTAACGACACTCTGGTCGGAATCAGCGTTCTGAACAATCTCATATAATCCATTACCGAGGCCATACTTGAAGATATGGTTTGCCTGTATTCCGGTAGTACCGACATATATGTTTCTTCCTCTGACGATGAAGTTTATGTCCCACTTCTCGTTCACAAGCGCAAGGGCCTGCCAACAGGTCTGCGAATCCACTGTAATGGACATCGATTCGATGACGTTATCTTCGGTTTTCTCACCATAAACCGACAACCACTCACTTTCAAGGGCTCCACGCTGCACGGAACGGTCCTTGTTTCTGGAGTAAATCTTCCAAAGACCTGCACCAATCTGCTCGTTTAAGCATGCCTGGATTCTGTCTAGCAAATCATCCAAAGTCTGTACATAGAATGGGAATTTCGGCAGGGAAGTGTAGTGAAGCTCGTTATCGTTCAATACCACATCGAGGAACTCTGCCCTGGCAAGCTCATCCTGCAATGCATTGAACTTTACGCTGTCATATACGAAGCCCTCTCCATATGTGTCGGGTCTGGCCTGCTTATCCTTGCCCGGCTCGTAGTTGAGCTCAAACCGCTCGCCACGATAGATAATATAGTCGCCTATCTGAAAGTTGATAGGCACTTCATGCTTGAAATTGATAGTCACGAAGCACTCACCCATCCAAGAATCGGAGTATTCCAATCCATGAACGGTTATCTGCTCTCCGTTAACGTCTGTCAGCTTCGAGCCATCCTTATGATAAATATTCCAAGTACTCATGTGTCTTTATCCTAAATTTGAAATACTGCCCTGTGCGTCCATGATTGGCTTTATGTCAGTAACAGGGTCGTTAAACTTGAAAGTGATAGAGAGAACTAGCAAGTCCTCGTTATCCGGATCTCTATATAGGTTTGGATCAATATCCTTAAGTCTTACATGCTGTCTTCCGATTCTATTGAAGTCGCAATACATCTTCATCATGCCTGACTTGCGGATGTAATCAATAAAAGCCTTACATTTCTCGTTAGCGCCGAAAGCCTCGCCGTGGAACATAAACTTAACCTTATTCTCGTAGGCCGCCATATAGAGACCATCCTTTCCGATATACTCGTCGTCACCATGCTCGTCGTGCCACTCCCTTTTTGCAGGTTCCTTGACAGAATCACAAGGCTTGAACGGGTTCTCGCTAACGTACATACCGAAGTCGGCGATGGAGTCCTTCACCTCGTTCCCATCGCCTTCCTTCTGCATGTATATCCTGAAATAATCCTTCATACCTAAAATCAACTTTTTATAATTGCAAATATACAAAATAATGCATAAATATGCAAGCGGTATTCGATTAAAAATGTATAAATATGCAAAAGAGGGCACAGATATAAGTCCGCGCCCCCGATTATTACTTCATCTTCAATGATTTTGTTCCGTTAAGAACTCTATTGAAGTTGTCGTTATACTCAACGAATATACTTTCAATCCTCTCGGCCGCATCCGCATTGCGTAACGTATTTCGAGCAATCGTATTAAGCTGAGACAACTGCGACTTCGCAATCTCGCTCATCTCCGGATAATACTTAGCTTGTTCTGCTCTCATGACAGAGCAATCGAGCCTAATTGCGTTGAGGTATGAGGCAATCAAGTCTCCTGTTTCCTCCGTAATACTCTTAATGGAATTTCTAGAAGAAGAACTGCTATTATCTGACCATCCGTAAGTTTTCTTAAGGTAATCTCTCGTTGCCTCGATTTGCTTTGAGAGTTCATCTGTGCTGTTCTTTACGTCGGCATACTCGGCTCCTGTGTATTCTGAAATAACATTTCCGTTGGAATCCTTAATCTTGTCATCATTCTCTGCGTACCCCTGAGTCTTCTTCAGAAGGGCCTTGATTTTGTCTCCATATGTATTCTCAATCATGGAGTTCAAGATGGCGTCCTTTAATTTTCCTTCAAAGCCATCCACCAAGTCTTCATACCCATTGGCCATAGTTGACATTGCGTCGCCCCAGGAAGACACCAAGTCAGAGAACTTGTTACCGGTCAGTTTCTCTGTAAGAGCCTCAATTATGTCATCGGCCTTCTCGCCATACTGAATGAGCTTTTCCAGGTAATCTCTGAAATCTGAGTCCATGTTAGCCCAAAGACCAGTGTAATCCTTCTTAATCTTCGACAAGGTATCAGCGTTCATGTTGAGCATGTCTTCCATTCCGTTGAACTGGACTCCGTACTTCGAAGAGATTTCTCCGGCAACATCACGCCAGTTCTGACCATTGTACTTATATGAACCCTTCCACATTCTATATTTGATAGAGTGGGAGCCAGCTGACGCACCGGCATTGAGCCTCTTCTGCGCGATAACCTTAGTCTGCTCAATCTCCGCCTTAAGCATTTCCTGGGCTTCCTTGGATGCCTCTGTAGCCTCTGTACCCCAATGGATGTTCATGTACTCAGTCTTCTTGGAGATGAGAGAATCCCAAATTGAGGTCAGGTTGTCGTACTCAGCCTTCGCCTTGTTGTAGCTGCTGTAGTCTGCACCGAACGCCTTGATGAGCGAGCCGCCAATGCTCAACGCTGCGGAAGCGGCTGCTGCGTATGGACCAGCACCTTTGAGGAACCCGAGACCCTTCATTTTGCCGAGGGTATCAAAAGCCCCGGCTGTACTTGCTGCCGAAGAGAATGCGCCTGATGCTCCACCTACAATTTGGCCAAGGATTGAATCCTCTTCGCCCATAGCCTTGAATAGATTGATTACCGGGTCAAGAACCGTGCTGAGCGCCTGTATCTTCGTCGCAAGTTCAGAAATGGCCTTAGACGAGTCTGCGTATGCTGACTGCTGATCATTCTTCAGGCTCGCCTTGGTTCTTACGCCGCCAGCGATTCCGAGTCTCGAAGCCTCCTCCTTGCTGACGAATATCTTCGCGGTATCATCCATGCCGCCAAGACGCTCATTTATGAACTTTCCGATAGCCTTACCGCGATTCACCCCTCCGAAGATGAAGCCGAACGGGTTTCTGCTAATCTGCTCATTTCTGAGCTTATCCAAAGCGTCCCTCAACTGTTTGATAGATTCTACAGACAAACCGGTAGTCATTGAGAACTGGTCAATCTTCTCAATCATTGAGTCGATTGTAGCGGAAGAAACCCTATCGAGGTCATCAAAGATAGCAACCCAATCAGATTCCTGCTTGAACTGCTCGAACTGAAGCTTTGCCACATTCTCGTTGTGAGTTTTTGTGGCTCCGGCCTTGGCTCTATCTCTCATCTTCGGGTCTTCGATGCCCTTGATGAGCTCAAGCTGTCTCTCGTATTTGCGGTTTTCATCCTCAATCTGTTGTGCGATGGTTGCATTCTTTTCAATAAGACTAGCCATCAGGTCGATGGTCTCCTTCTTGATCTTGTTGTTCTCATCTTCCAGTTTCTTGCGGATATCGTAAACACGAGTCTCCTCGCCATACTTATCCTTGACATTTTCAAGACTCATTCCCTTAACCTCGTCCGTAGTCAAGTTAAGGCCGGACTGAATGTTGTCGTGCTTTACCGCAATATCGAGCTGCTCCTCCAGGAACCTCTTGTATGTATCAAACTGAACAGTTCCTCCGAAAGCTATGTTCTCTGAACCCTTCTTGTTTCCTGTCAGCTCATATATCTTCTTGTATGTCTCATACTGCTCAGATATAGTATCAAGCTGCTTATTGAGTACATTCAGTTCGTCTCTGCGCTGGTCTTCGAGAAGTTTTCGGTTTTCAGTTTGAATGCCAGCCTTCTCGTTTGCAGCATAGTCCAATCTCTCCCTTGTTGAGGCCGGGAGAGTCTTCAAGAGTTCTTTGATAGAGGTCTCATAATTGGTGTAGTCGGAGATAGGGAACCTCTTTTTATCATTGAATATAACCTCAAACTCTCCGTCATTAGCAAGCTGACCAAGAGCACCTTCTCCATAAAGCTCCTTAAACTTCTTGATTTCAGCATACATCTTCTTGTATAAGTCGATGCGCTTCCTCAAATCTTCAAGAGCCTTATCTGTCTGCGCGCCTGTTGACCTACGGCCACCGGTTTTCTTGTTTTTCTTCTTGTCGTCACCAGTAAACCATTCGCCCCAGTTATCATGATAAGCCTGCATCTTAAGTTCGTACTCCTTCTGCTTCTGTGTAAACTCATCGAGAGAAAGATTGCCCAGCGCAAGCATCTTCTTTCTGGTGTTGAGTTCCTTTTTGGCAGCAGTAATGTCCGACTCTGCGTTGCTCTTTGCTTTATCGTAGTCGTCTCCGGCATCCTTTCCCCAACTCTTGACGTACTTGTTCTTCTCATGGTAGTCGTAACCACTACCCTTGAGATTCTTTTCGAGCTGCTGAGTGAGATCCGAGTCATCGTTCCTGAATACGAGATGAATGACAGCCTCGAATCTATCAGCCGCAAGCATTCGCTTCAATGCGTCTGATGCAAAAGGATAGTCTTTCTGAACCTGAGCCGCAGCATCTTTCATCATGTTTGAAACCTGGACCTTCTCTGCATCTGTCAATTCCTGGTTGTTGCGAATCTTGTCACCAATCCAAGGAAACGAAGTGTTTACTGCGTTATCGAGAGCATCCTTGAATTTATTCTCGTAGAAGCCAGTTTCAACACCCATCGCATTAAGAACGTCAGCACGGAACTGATCAGAAACATCCTGGTTCCATCCCTGCTTTGCAAAGAATGACGAAAGAATCTGGTTAGCCTTACCCTGCAACTTCGGGCTGTTGCTAATATCTCCAAGCTCATCAATGAGATAATCGCGCATGGCTTTCACCTCATCCTTATACTTTTCCTCCCAGGAGTTGAAGCTAGCGAAGTCGGATTGGGTGGCATTAATCATATTCGCCTTTGCGGATGCTGAAGAGAATGCTTCTGCTATCTCCTTTGCAGAAGACAGCTTCTCGTCGAATCCCTTGTATGTACCCTCGTCCGAAAGAGATTTCTGAGTACTCTCCTCAACCTGCTTGAGAAGAATGAGCTGTTCTTTGAGATACTTAAGTCTGTCCTCATTCGATTTCTTTTCGAGAAGGCTCATAGTGAAAGCATTCTCCTTTTCAGGAGCAATCTCCTTAAGCTTTTCCTTATATGCGTCAATGAGGTTTTCTATCTCTTTCTCATCGCCGTCCTTAATGGCTTTATCTGCATCGTTATCGCGAAGGAACTCGCCGATCTGAGTGTACCTGTCTTTCAGTTCGTCAGCCGTAGTCTCCATATCCTGTTTCAGCTGCTGATGCTTCTGCCAGTAGTATGCAAAGATTGCAGATCCGGCAGATATAGCTATTCCTGGAAGACCACCAAGAAAACCGATGATAGAACTGAATCCGGACTTCAAGCCTCCGAGAAGCAAGCCTCCTGCTGCTCCCCATTTGCTAGGGCTAGCCAATCCCTTCAGAAATCCACCAAGGGAGATTCTGTTTACCTGACCCTCCTGTTTGGTGAGAGCCATACCTTGCTTGTACATCTCCTTGGTTATCTGACCGGTAACATACAAGCGTCTTAGTTCAGCTTTTGTTATCGCATTTGCCTTTGCGAGTGCCTGGATATCCTGAATTCGAATCTGATTTTTATACTGAAGAATCTGTTTCTCTACAGGAGTTATTTTCTCACCACGCAAGAGCTTAAGTTCTGCTTCTTTCGCAATATTCCCCTTTGAGTTCAGTATTCTCTTTCCAATGCCGCCTTCCAGGATCTTAACTCCACGCATAAGAGCCGGCCCGGCGAATGCAGCAACCATAGCAGGACCCAAGACGTGAATCTGCTGCACGAGATTGGTAACAACATCAAGTATGCCCTTGAAGGTTCCACCTATAACATTCTTACCGTTAGCAAAGTCGGCAAGCATGATTTCCCAGGCATCCTTCAGTTTATTGTAGCGTCCGAGCAAAGTCTCACTCAGAACCTGCTGCATATTATAGAACTGACCACCTGCATCAGTCATCTGCCAGAAGATAGACTTTACGTCATCAAAGCTAACATCTCGGCTTGAAATTCTGGTCTTAATCTCTGATGTTGAGACATTTCGCCCCTCTTGCTTAGAGTAGAACTCTGATAACTTTTCAAGCAGAGGAATACCGGCATAGGCAATCTGACGAAGCTCCTTGCCATCTAGCCAACCACGAGCCTGAACCTGACCAAACGCCAATGCGATACGGTCAAAGCTAACACCAAGACCGGAAGACATATCCGCAAGCCTCTTGGTTGTGTCATAGAGCTGGTCGTACTCAACTCCATACGCAGCCAACTGCTTAACGTCTCGGTTCAACTCAGAGAACGTAAATGGCGAATTAAGAGCGAGTTCCTTAATCTGGTTAAACATTGTGTTCGCGTTCTGCATATCACCAAGGATTGACTGGAGAGCGATATGCTGCTTCTCCATCTCACCACCAGTTGTGATGATGCTCATAGCGAACTGCTGTGCGCCGAACACAAGACCTCCCTGCAAGAAAAGTGACTTCAAATCCTGCACGGTTGAATTCAGCTTTCCTGCATGACTGTTGGCTCTCTCGAAGCCGCGGACCAAATCAGACTGAACCTTTGCAGCCGTCTGAGCAATCTCCTGCTGACGCTTCTGTTCAAGCTCGATACCTTTCTGAACCTCTTGGTTTACTGCTTTCTGATCTTGAAGAACCCTAGAAGCTAATGTGGTATCGTGGCCACTACCGATATTGCCAAGCATACCGAGGCTATCCTTCCAGTTCTCTGAATTAAGTCTTCCCTTGATATTTATAAGGGCTCTCATTAAAGAAAGAAGTCTGTTAATCTCGGCTTCAGCTTTACTAACATCTGCTCCGACAGAAATTCCTCGGCTGTATTCAGAGCGGAGCTGGCGAACCTTATTTCCGAGAGAATCATACCGACGCTCCGTGTTCTTCAAATCATTCTGGCGTTGCCTCTCTGCCTCTTTTGCCTCGCGTGCTGTGTCCTTTATAACCTTTGCATAAGTATTTGCTTTATCTATAGCATTAAGATACCCGGAACTCTTTACGACATCAGTTGCAGTGAGTCCTGTGATAGGATGAATACCTCTGTTATTCCTGATCTGTTCTAATTCAGTTCTGTATTTAGACAGCTCTGACAACGACTGACGTATGTTGTTCGTTGAATCGACTCCAAACATCTGTATGCCTTCACCATGGCGTTTGTTGATTTCGTCAATAATAGAAGATAACTTATAAAGTTCTCTCTCTGCCTTGTTTGCCTCAGTTGCAACGCTGTTAGGAAATATGTTGAATCCAGCACCTTCCTTGGACACCTCTCCGAGTATGCGGCCTATTTTGTACAATCCGTCCTGGACAGACTCCAACTGCTGGAGTTTTTTCGAACTGAAGAAATCTTCGCTTGAAAATACGCCAATATTACGACGTAATTCTTTAACGAAGTTGTTTAGCTTTTCAAAACTACGACCTCCCTTATCTCCAATACCTTTTGTTGCTTCGGATATTGCTTCCAAAGCATTCTGTGCCTGCTTACCAGTAGAATCAACCTTGTTTAATTCTCTGATAATCTTTTTGGTTTCCTCTTCAATTCTCGATTTTAGAGTGAGCGAGAAACTGAGGTCTCCCATATTTCCACCTGTCATATCCTGAATATTTTTAAATTAGAGTTTGTTGTTTAAGTAATCAGCAAGACTTATCTTCTTGCCAACGAGTCTTCCCTCATTCTTCTTTTTCTCCATCCACCTGTCGTAGAGGTCATCCATCTCCTTCTTGGTATGCTTCTTCGGACCGCCTTCCTTCTTGGCCTTTGGATAGACGACAAGAGGCTGGTCTGCAACCATGAGGTCAATCTGCGCTGATGAATAGCCCCACCAGTAGTCGTAGGCTGCAATGAAGTACTTGCGCTGAAAGAGGAAACCGAACTTCTCCGCTAGTGAGAAGGCTGCTCCCCAGCTGGTTCTGCTTGGATAGCTTTTGCTTCGCTCCTCGTCATCGTCATCATCACGTCCGTCATCCCGGTCGCTAATATGGTAGCCAGTGAGAATGCGTTCGATGGAATTTTTTTTTTAGAAACATCGAGGACTCTCAGCACCTCGGCCACGTCAACATCCTTGATGTAGTAGAGCCAGCGCCAGTAGATCCAATACAGGAATCGTATCTTCCAGATGTTGTTGAGGAGAATGCAGACGCAAATCTTGACGTTGCGCTTCCATTCGTTCTTCTCCTTTGCCCGGATATGGGAACACTTGCTCATGGTCCCCTTGCGAAGCCAGCCGAGCTTGTGCTTCTTTCCTCTGAACACGAACTCGGTAGGCTCGTCGTGCAGCACGCTGTCAAGCAACTCCTGCAAGTCCACTGAAGGCTGCTCAATTTTCTTTTCTTCTGCCATGATTGTATGTTATTAAATGAAGAAGGGCGGCACGGCTGTTGATTAGCCTGCCGCCCAACGGTTTGTTATCCTGAATCTAATTACCTAAAGAAGCCTTTACTTGATTAACCGCCAATGCCTGGTCCAGCTGCTGCTGGAGCCTTAGTAAGCCAAGCGATGCTACGCTTACCTGCACCCTCGATAGAGCCGGAGAATTTAAACGCAACAGGCTCAGTACCAGAGTTATCCCACTGCAAGGTAGCGTAGAGAGCGATGTTGGTAATAACCATGAGGTTCTCCTTCTCGTCGTCAACGATAACGATAGTGCCCTTGATCTTGAACTTCTTAGGCTCAACAGCGATACCTGTAAAGCCGGTAGTAGCGTCGAGAGTAGCGTCACCTGTACCCTTCAGGGTAACCTTGGTCAGCTCGGTGATAGCATCCTCACCAAACATAATTGTCAGCAAGTCCTTTGCCTTTGAAGGAACAACGAACTCTACGTTGAAGTCGCCGAGCTCTGCGGTAGTTGCCCAGTCGCCTGCAAGACCGATAACCTTGTAGTGGTTGATGGTTGGGTCATCCATAGTCGCCTTCAGCGAGTCAACGGTAACCGGAAGCTCAACCTCTGGGGTGATGTCAACTGTAGCCTTGCTCAAATCGGTAATAGCCTTTGAGTAGAGCAGAGTTTTAGGACCATTGAAAATGTCCTTCATCTTGTCAATAGTTGTCATAGCCATAATCTAAAATATTTTAAATTGTTATACCTGAATACTTATTTCGTGCGTAACCTTCCCTGTATGATTGTCACGGAAAAACCTGCGCCATCGTCTGTCTGTAGTGTTATACGAGGATTGGAAACAATGAGATTTTTTGTGGAGATTGGAAATCTGTCCATAATCTCCTGGGCTTTCTCGTCAACGCTAGATACATCAAGTGTGTGCGGGTTGCTTGCCGAATTCTTATCGCGCACATACAATTCGATTTGAGCTATAGTGGTGAAATCATTGTAAACTCCACTTGAGTTCATCTCGTTATTGTAGATACTAGATGGGAAGTATACCACGATGTAGCTGTTGATTTTCGTATCAACTGCTTTTGGTCGGCTACGGGAGTAGAGCTTGTCACAAATCCCCTTCATTGCATTACCGACATCGAAATATAGAGTCTTAATACTAACCATATCTTACATCGATCTAAAGTATCTAACCAAATATTCTCTAAGAGAGGTAATCACATCGTGACCTCTCTTTACCTCGACAAACTTAGCGTAATCTACGCCGGCAACTAGAAGCATCTGCCATGTGGCATCGTACTTTCCTTTGTTGTGCTCCCTGGAAACAAGTTCATCCCATGCCGCGTTTGGACCATATTCACCACCTTCTCCGTATTCACCCTTGTAAGGTCTCCTTCCGCTGTCTTTGAAGGAGAATGAGCTGCGATAATACTTATCGAGGTTGTATCTCTCTCCGGCAGCAAGGGTTACTCGGGTTGGCTCTGGGCCTGGAGCATAATGAATCGACTGCAATGAGCCGTTGTAATATGTACCGATGGCTGTTGACTTGTACAAGTTACCGGTTACGTCATCATAGTTTCGAGACTTGTCAGCAGCCTTCATTGTCATTTCAGCCGCATGATCCATCTTCTGCTGCATCTTTGCTACAGCCATCTGACGGATTTTCTTCTCGACCTGTAAAAACTGACCTGATAAACTTGTCATAATCTAAACCCTTGTCAAACTCCAATACACAACAGTCCTGTTATTATCCGGTTCGCAGTCCTTAACCATACCTACCTCGGTGTTGTTGCCGACAGTGGAGTAGATGGTGTCGCCGTCAAGAGGACATCTGTCAGCATCCCATTCGTCATATCTGACCGGAATCGATGCCTTCCTCTTGTTCTGGTCGACATTCTTGTCTCCCTCTGTAGTGGTATCGGTGTAGCTGCGGCCTTCGCCATAATAGAGAATGATTTCCTTGTCCTCACCAACTGGAGCATCATCATCGGCAAATGGGTCATCAGGGTCGGCTTTTCCGACGACCTTCCTCACGATCTTGATGATGTGAGGATATCTTGGGTTTCTGATGTTTTCCTTTTCCATACGCCTTATTTGATGATGTGAGGGAGAGGTTCTCCCCAAGGAGAATAATTCGCCCTCTTTACTCCGTGGGAGGTCACCCGGAAGGTGGACTTCTTCTTGAGCATCGAATCAGGCTCCAGCTCTGCATAGATAGCGTTAGCCTCTGCCTTCATCTCGCTCCTGTCGTTGTCCGACATATCATAGCCACCTCCCGAATGAGTCCATCCGTTATCGGAATCGGAGGTGTTGTTCACCTTGCTCGGACCAAGAACAAACCATTTCAGCATGTCGGCATAGGCAAGTCTCACCTTGTCCTTGTCGCAGGCTTCGAGGTCGATGCCATTTTCAAGCTCCCTGTCGTGCATGATGCCCAACAGAGCCTTCATCGGCATCTCGAACTTCACCTTATTAATAAGGTAGTCGTTCACAGTGTAAATGTTCATCTCCGAATCCATAGTCATACAATCTTGTTACGTTAAAGAATTAACCCTTCTTGGTAATGTCGATAATCCAACGGTAAGGAGAATCGAGCATGGCAGGAACAGAAGCGAGGAACAAGTCTGTTTTGAACTCCTGGTAGAGACCGTTCGCGGTAATCATGTTACGCAGCAAGCCAAGCTTGTTGTTGGTCTGCGCCCAAGCCACATCAATGAGCTTGTTGCCAAGGGTGTCAAAGATACGCTTGTCAAGGATCTCCTTACGCATGAAACGCAAAGGCTTGCCAGCAGGACGAAGAACAACTGTTCCGTCTGCCCAACCACGAATCTCTGTAACTGTGCCATCGAAGCGCTTGTTGTGCTCAACCTCATCGACAATCTCGATAGGAGAAAGACCGTTGAGGTCAACAACAGACTTCAAGAACATTGCGTTGTTTGGACCGTAGTTCTGCAAAACTGCCACAAAGTTAGCGTTCGCCCAGCTCTTGTACAACTCAGCAATCTGCTTGTTCTTCAAGAATACGTTATTGTAGTCGTTCTTGGTCATCTGCCATACGAGAGGTACACTGCGGTACTCGATGTTCTCCTTGCGCCAATCCTCCTCAAACTTGCGCATCTGCTCAAGTAAGTCGCAGTTTGGATCGTTCCAGGCAAGCGTACCCGCCTTTTTGAAGTTCTCCTTTGGAACCTTTGCGTCATACAGAGGCTCCTGGATACCACGACCAATCTTGTCGTAGTCGATGAAACCTGTCGAACTCAACTGAGCTGACATGTAGGTCATAGTCATGTCGAGTGAGTCGTACAATACCTGTACCTTGTCGAGGTAAGCATCAACCAGGTCAGCGTCGTTGCCGAACTCATCCTGGAGAAGCTTCATCTTGTGGTAACGCTCTGTCGCAGTCTCACGGAAGCCGTCAGCTGCGAAGTCTGGAATTGAAGCGGTGTACCACTCAATACCCTCATGGTCGTTCTGATAGCCCTCGCCGAGAGGAGCACGGAGGTTCATCAAGGTTGCAGGGTTCAATGTACGTGTGCGAACCTTGAAGGTTGCATCACCATTGTTAGATGTAGGGGTGAGATCTGGATCAATGTCACCCTGTGTCAGATACCAGCCGTTGTTACAGCGAAGTACGCCGTCACGATTGACGAACTTCTGAAGGTAAGTGTTGTTACCCTTACCAGTGAAGAACTTCGCAAGCTGCTCGACACCAATATCAATTTTTGCCATAATCCTGAATCAATCTTTTTACGTTATACAATAGGTTAAATGTGCCAGAACTCTGGGTAGAGTGACTTGTTCATCGCCTTAACAGCAGGAGGAACAGGACCCATGCGGTCAAGCCACATAACGCAGTCTGGATTCAACATACAGAAGTTGACGTTTGTACGAGGCTTGTGATACTTGTCGCCGCCGGCATCGAAATAAGGGAAATCGTTGTCGCTCGGAGCGAAGCAGTTAGGGTTAGTCACCATCGGCAATACGGAATCACCGGCACTAGCAGCCTCAACCAATACGTCACCTACCTTCAATGCGCCGAGGGCAGCAGAAAGAGTAACCTTCCAAACGTCACCTGCGGCGTCATCGGTAGTAGCCTCAACTGCTGAAACAGTCACGCCCTTTGCCTTGGTCTTGAAGTCCTTCTGACCGATCATGATGGTGTCGCCAGGGAACGGGATGTGGACGAAACCATTACGAACGATATAAATGTCTGTGTCTGTAGTCGCAGCAGTAGCCTTTGCCACGCCGTAAGCCTTCAGAATCTTGATTGTAGCACCAGGACCTTCGTTGCCTGCTGTAAAGCCAAGATCGTGCTCAATCAAGTCGCCGGCATAAATCTTAGCCTGACCCTTGAATGGGTTGACGAGCTTACCACCAATAGGTGGGTGAACGAAGGCATTCTTGACAAGTGCCTCAAGACCGGCAAACACGTATCGGGTTCCGCCGACCTTACCTTCTGTCTGAACGATGGTTGCGCCGTGGCTAAGCATACCACGAGTACCCATCTGTTCCATGTAGGAAATAGAAGTGTTGTCCATAATCTTTTTACCTTTTTAAAATTGTTATCCTGAAATTACTTCTTGTCTCCACCGCCGAATCTCTTCTTTCGACGCTCGGCCACTTCTTCCATAAACTTGTCATCATCTGTGGACGTGCCTCCGCTAGACGTGCGACTGCCTTTTGCTGGAATACCGTTTTCACCGGTAGCCTCCTTGTACTCTGCGGTGTAGATTTTCTCAGCCTTAGAAACCAGGTCGTCGATGTCGACATCTTCGTCTGGAATCTCCAGCTTTGCGATTGCAGCATTGAGGAAGTAGTTCTTCATTTCAAGGTTTGCCTTGTCGAACTTATCCTTCAAACCTGCCTTTACTGACTCGATGGTTGCCTTCCTTGCAGCCTTCTTGTCTCTTTCTGCGTTAGCCTTTTCGAGAGCTTCGAGTTTCTCAAGCAGCTTGGAGTATTTGTCGTCAGGATCGTCACCCTTTTTAGCCTCCTTGCGCTTACGCTCCTCTTCCTCTTCCTTCTTCTTGCGTTCAGCTTCCTCCTTGCTCTTCTTTACCTCGTCAGAGATATTCTTGTGCAAGTTGCCGTTGATACGCTTCAGACGGTTTGCTAACTTGGTAACTAACTTGGTAACCAACTTGGAATTTGCTTCCTCGTCATCACCGAAATCTTCCAAAACATCATCAAGTTCCTCATCGATGGTCTTTTGGCTAAGTTCTTTGAACTTGGTGGTATCAACCTCCTTGTTCACTAATGCTAAGAGTTCCTCTCTTGTCATGTTGTTTTTTGATTAAAAATGTTATCCCGAAAGTGGTCCCTCCACCTCGAAAACGTATAAATATACCTTTTATTTTGCAAATATATGAATAAATATGCAATTATCAAAGGAAAATTGTATATTTTTGCAGTATTAAATGTATATTTATGCAGAAAGATGTATTTTCAGGATTAAAATTGGATAACGGAGAGCCTATTTACACTCAAGAGTATATCCAATCATTAAGAGACGCCGACAAGAAGCATCCCGACAAGCTGAAGATTATAGCTCAGCGTGGCGGTCAGGAACGCATGCTGTCTATAGACGCTGATATTAAGATAGTTGGCGGTTCGCGAGGCGGCTCAAAATCGTTCTCTTCCCTAATGGAAGTTCTGAAGGATATTAAAAATCCAGATTTTCATGCAACAATTCTTCGTAACGAAAAAGACGACTTACAGTCCTTAGTGACAGACTCTTATAAATTGTTCTCCCAATTTGGAACTTACAATAAGTCACAAAATGATATGACCTGGAACTTCGATAACGGAGGATGGCTCAAATTCTCGTACTATGCTGGAGCCTATCAGGACTTCAAGACACGATTCCAGGGTCGCCAGTATGCCTACGTCTGCATCGATGAGGGTACTCAGTGCCCATACAAGAAGTTCAAGTACCTCTTGACCAACAACCGAAATGCAGCGCATATCCGAAACCGCTTCTGGATTACCTGTAACCCAGACCCGGAATCTTGGGTGAGAAAGTTCATTGACTGGTGGGTTGACGAGAACGGCTACATCATACCGGAACGGGACGGAGTTATACGATACTGTTTCATGGATGGTGATACACCGGACTCTATCTACTGGGGTAACACAAGAGAAGAGGTATACGAACAGTGCAAGGGCATTATCGATAGCCTTTGGAAGGATAGCTATGAGGAACTTGGTTATACAAAGCTCGAAATGTTCATCAAGTCGGCAACATTCGTTCGCGCTGACGTATCAGAGAACATTAAGCTTATCTCTACCGATGCCTCATATCTCGCCAACCTTGCCCAACAGGATGAGGAACAGCGTATGCGAGACCTGGAAGCTAACTGGAACTGGAAAGCTGCCGGAGATGACATGATCAAGATGGAAGACCTTGATGAAATCTACGACAATGCGGAACAAATCGGAGACGGAAAACGTAGAGCCTCTGCCGATATCGCATTCACCGGAGGCGATAACTTCGTGATGTGGCTTTGGGAAGGATGGCACTGCAAAGACTTGGTTGTTCTGAGGCTGGACCCTAAGACGCTCGTTTCTGTAGTTAAGGCTAAGCTGAGAGAGTGGGGCGTTGAGGAATGCAACTTCACTTACGATATGCAGGGCATAGGTCAGTACTTCAAGGGATTCTTCAAGGATGCCGTCCCATTCAACAACCAGGCAGCACCTATCGCTAGGAATCATCAGGAAGAAGAAGGAATCAAATATCTCTATAAAGATTTGAAGTCTCAGTGTGCTTGGTTATTCTATAAGATGATAAAGGAGAAGCTGATTTCCATTGACTCGGCCCTGCTTGAAAGAAAGTATTCAGGAAACGGATTTGACAAGGTTCCTCTCAGACAGATTCTTCAGAAGGAGCGTAAGATGCTCAGACGTGACGAGAATAGCGATGATAGGGGATTCAAGCTATTACCTAAGAAGATTGCCAAGAAATATGTCGGGCACTCGCCTGACTTCTTTGAATCTTGGTTCTATGTAATGATATTCAGTTTAACAAAAAAGAAAAATAAAAAGGTAAAAGGATTATGGATGCTATCAAGGTAACAAATTTCAGAAAGATTCTGGTAAAGAAGCCTTTCTTTGAACTCACGCCAAAGGGGTACATGACCCACGATGGCTATTGCAGGAACGAGGTGTCCGATAATGAAGACCCTCAGATGCCGCAAGATACATTGTACAGAGTGATTAAGACTCAGAAGGACTTCCTTCGTGAGTTCTATCCTACGTCCCACAAAATCTTCGACAAGGATCTCTACCCTGACATCTGGAGAAAGAACCCGGAAGACGGGAAATGGTATGTCCAGGAGATTCAAAGAACGGCATTTGCTTTCCAGCAAGTTATTCATACGAAGCATGTTCTCCACATGACAGGTAACGATATTCAGTTTGAACTTGCCGGTGATCCTGAGATGAAGAAACAGGAAGAGTATATAAATCTCCTTGCCAAGTTCAAGAAGGGATGGTATATGCACGATATGGAGATTCGTCACTATGAGGCTGTAAGTTCGTACATGAAGGTTGCTGAAGCTGCTGTAGTCGGATTTTTCGATAAAAACAAGAAATTCGGTACTCGCACATTGGCTTTCGATAGAGGAGACACATTGTATCCTCAGTTCGACCCTCTTACTGGTGAACTCGTTGTGTTTGCTCGCAAGTATTACGACTTCGACGAGGAAGGTAATGAAAAGATTGAATGGGTAGAGGTGTGGGATGACAAGACATTCTACCGCTTCAAGAAGCAAGTTAACGAAGGCAAGGTTAAGGAGACTATCAAGAGAATTGCCAAGATATTCGGAATAGACGACTACACTTGCGTTGAAGAGAAAGCTCACGGCTTCCCATTTATCCCTGTTGCATACGTAAGGAACGATGACGGCCCATGCTGGTCTGTTGTACAGAAGAACATCGAGGACTACGAGGAAGCTTTCTCTTATCTCTGCGAGAACAACAAGGCTTACGCCTTCCCTATAATGAAGTTGAAGGGCGATGGTGACGACATTACCGTTGTTGGTGACACGAATGGTTCTGCAAAGATGATTCAGATTATCGATACGAATGGTGATGCTGACTTCATTAACGGAACAGACGCTTCCGATGCATTTGCGACACAGCTCAACAAGTCGTATGACCTCATCTATGAGCTTTCGTTCACAGTAAAGCCACCGGAGCTGAAGTCGGGTGACCTTCCGGGCGTTGCCATCAAGCTGCTCTATTCTCCTGCCATCGAGGTTGCAGAGAACGATGCTAAGAAGATGCATCCGTTCCTGGATCAACTTGTTCGTATCTCAAAGTATGGTATCGGAGTTGAAGAAAACTGCATGGCCACTATGACCGGTCTTCCTATTCACGCTTGGGTGGAAATCTATGTGCATCAGAATAAATCTGAAATAATTACAAACTTAGCTACAGCTGTTCAGAACAACTTCCTCTCAAAGCAGACTGCATCTGAGCGTTGCCCAGACTTCCCGGTTAACGATGAATACGACCGTATCATGCGGGAGAAGAAGGAGGAAGACCAGCAGGACCTCCTCATGGATATGCAACGTGCGGATAACGAAACTCAAAATGCAATTGAGGAGCAGAAAGCAGAAGCTCAGATTAACGGAGGAAGCGGAGGCAACGTTCGTACCGGTAATGGCAGGAAGGCAGGAAGACCTAGTGAGGGCAAAAATACCGACAAATGGGGCAACCAGCCAAACGAAAACAACTGGAAAACGTTTAACCAAACTCATTAATAGCCTATGGATGAGTTAAAACGTTCTGTCGATTACAGCAGAAAGCGCTTGCAGGCAATCCGAAACTGCGAGGACCATGTTGCAGATATTCTCTGGAAATCAACACAGAAGATAGTTACCGCAAGCAAGCGATACAGAGGTGCGGGCAGGCTCACAAACGAGTCAGCCCTGCTCTCTTACGCCAAGAATGTTACTGCTGAAGCAGAGGAGAGTATCAACAGTTACATCTCTGCTTACTCCAAGGTTTCATGCAAGATTCTCGGGATTGACAGCGAGAACATAGAATCATTTCTCGTTAGCGACATCTACGGAAAGACGACATCTGAAAGAAACGCCGTATATCTCGGAAACTTTGCGGAAGATATTGTAAGGATGATCAAGGCAGGAACCTTGATGGGATATTCTGACCAGCAGCTCCTGTCTTCCATCCGAACCGGCTACAAGGACCCATACCACACATCAGTCATCACCAAGGCGAAGAGAAAGGACATCAACATCGATGTTCCTTCTTACGGAAAGGGCTACTACAAGAACGCCTATCAGAATATCGTAAGAAACGCTTCACAGGTGATAGCTTTGGCGTGGGGACAGGCAGAGCAGGAGTATGGGCAGGAGAACAAGGCTATCGGGTTCTATGTCAAGAGAGGAAGCGACTTCCCGTGCTTGATTTGTCAAAACGAAGCCGATGCCGGACTCCATTCTTTCAAAGATCCATACCCACCATTCCATGTTTCGTGTCAATGTTTTACGGTATTTGCATTCAAGGATAATAAAAAGAAATGATATGATAAATTCTGAATTAAATTTTACTTTAGAAGAAATTCTTCCGAAGTTCCCTAAAGAATTCCAGGAGAAGATAAAGCACTCCGTAGAGCTGCTAAGAAAGGCGGAGAAGCTTGCGCTGGCATACTCGCCTAACGAAGGCTTCTATCTATCGTTCAGTTCAGGCAAGGATAGTCAGTGTCTTTATCACATTGCCAAGATTGCAGGCGTGAAGTTCAAGGCTCACATGGGGCTTACGTCCGTCGATCCACCAGAAGTAATCAAGTTCTGCCGCAAGCACTATCCGGACGTAGATATGATAAAGCCGAAAATCAGCATCTATAACCAGGCCCGTAAGGAAGGCATGCTTCCGACAAGACTGATACGATGGTGCTGTCGAGTCTACAAAGAAGGTATCGGCGCAGGCAATGTTGTCCTCATCGGAATCCGTCACGCAGAAAGCAGACAGCGTTCGGGTAGGAGTGAGGTTGAGATTACCAACCATAAGTACAGCGGCTCTCTTGAAGGTCTTGACGAGTTCCGTGATAAGAGGAACAGTCAGAATCGTGGCAGGCCGACCAAGGGTGGCATCCACGAGATTAACATCACCAATGCCAGTGACGAGCGTACCATCGGCTGCATCCGAGGCTACGAATCGCTCCTCATCTCTCCAATCATAGAGTGGACTGATGATGAGGTATGGCTATTCTTGAATACACTCGGTATTAAGCATTGCAAGCTGTACGACGAGGGCTACTATAGGATTGGCTGCCTGTGCTGCCCTATGCACAACTATAAGCAGAAACTTGCCGACTGCAAACGCCATCCGCATATCTATAATAGTTGGATTAAGGCCATCAAGGATATCCAGGCTAGCGGAATGATGATAGACGAAGGATTGTCGCCGGAAGAGGTGTTCGACTATTGGATATACGGCAAGTCTATCAATGTATGGAGAGAACACCGCAGGCAGCAAATGTTGAACTTTTAAATATCAAGATTATGATTGAAGAAACAAAAGGATACACGTTATCCGTCGATACGTACAAGAAGGCGAAGGCTCTCAAAATGAAGGACCCTCGCTATTACATCTATGCAAGCCTCCGTGGCTCAGGTATGCCAATGAGGGATTGTTGGGCCATCGCCTTTCAGGGAGAAGGATTCAACTGGGAGAAGTCTTTCCTTGAAGGAGAGATGAACAAGCTCGAAGCCCAAGAGTCCGTCCAGAAGAGAATAGCAGAGGTACAGGGCAAGAAGATTGGAAACGAGCATAGCGAAGATTTAACCCCGGAACAGCTCGCAAAGGCTACGTCAAAGGAACAGATTCTCAAAGACCTCGTTATCGCCCGCTCAAAAATTAAGAATACATCTTCCAAAGAATGGGCTGACTACACAAAGATGATTGGAGACTTTGCTAAGATTAAGCAGGATGAGCTTCAGACGGAAGATACGACTTGCCATTTTTACCTCCCAATAAATTATCCAACCGGCAAGAATGACTGTTTGTTATTCAAAAATGGACTCTGTAAGGGTGGCAAATAGTTAAATTCGTGTTAAAGTAACTTTGTTTTACTAGAATTTCAGCAAAACCAAGTACCTTTGCAGGCAGATTAATGTTCACAGGTTCTTTCTGCTGAGCATAATTCTAAAATTGGTTAACAAAGGGCGGTGTCTTCACAGATGCCGCCCTTACTTTTTTATATATAATGAAGTAGAAGAAAAATATAAATTCAATCATGGATACTTCTCTCCAGTGATGAGCTCAAGCGCAATTTGCACCTGATCATCAAGAAGAGAGTCGTTAAACGTAGGAAGAACGCCATATGGCGGCAGTTTCTTCGTCTCTGCGGCCTCCAAAATAAACTGGAGTGCCTGTACTAGGGAAGTATGGTCTTGAACGACATCAAGCAATCTATCACTCATCCTTGCCTCCTTCCTTCTTAATCTGTTCTGCCATCTCAAGAAGAGTCTCGGCGTGCTTATCGCGGTCGATGACTTCCTGAACAGCCTCATCGCTCTCCTTGCGAAGCTGCTCTTCTGTCTTACCATTGTCGGCAGCAGCGTTTCTTCTTGCAGCCTCACGAGCAAGGTATTCGTCACGAAGCTTCAACTTACCTGCCGTGTATTCTGCATCGCCAGGCAACGATGTATCCGCATACATAAGCTGGGCAAATGCCTCGATGATGTTTCCATCATCCTTGGAGAACTCATAATGGTCTCCTACAGCCACAGGAACACATTCATCGAGTGCAGCATACATGGATGTGCCGATAGAGTACTCGATTCCCCATGTGCCGGCAATGTTCGCAATCTTGATGAAAGGCAGCGAGCCTCTCTGTAAATGCTTCTTGATATCAGCAGGGATATCCTCTCTGAGTGAAGCAACTTCTTTCTTAGACAAGCTCTTACTAAACTTCAGCACGGTGAAGTGTCTTGTCTTGATAGTCTTTCCAAATGGTAATGCCATGATAACAATATTTTAAAGTTCAACTTTTATTTCTTTATACTCGAAATGCTCACAAGAAGGATCTTCTCCCGAAGTAAACATATTCACGGTAGGGTGATGACAAACCCCATTCTTGAAGAAGAAACAATCCTTGCAAGTGTATTCAGTCTGTTCCATGTTCCAACAATTTTATTTCGTCCTGGATATAAAACACCGCCTTACGCAAGTCCTCGATGCGCTTCTCGGTCTTTGTTTTGTTGCCATCCACCTTATCCTTGCGCAGGAGATACTTGATAGCGTTCCCTGTATTGAAGTCAAGGTGTCTGCAAATATCCAAAGGCTCAACACCACATAAATCCTTAAGCCACGCATAATGGGATGGGTGAGATACTTGCTCTGTCTTTCCGTTTGCGGCTACTCCTTCACCTTTCGTTACTATATCGAACTTTGTACCAAACATCATAATATCTTCCTCGCGAAAACGAGCGACATATTTGTAATCTGTGCTAACAGATGTACATATATAAACATCAGCATCATTTCTTTCGGCATTGAACAGAATAGGGGTGTTGCCGTCCTGAATACCTATCGGGTCAAAATTGCATTTTAAGCAATCATTTCGTGTGATGTAAAATCGCAGCCCAACCTTAATATCTTCTTTCTTAATCATAAGCTATTTCTTTTTACTATTCAAATAAAATGCTCTAAGAGCCATAACCTCTGATGGGTTGTGATAAAGGATAATACAGAAATCACCATGTTCTTCTGTGTGAACCTTTCGCAAACCACATTCCTTGATAAATCCATCCTCGCCAATATAAGGGTTAAGGATCTCGCGAACCGCACTAGTATGGCTTGGTTGTACAACAATAACGCCACCAGTTTCCCGAAGTTCTTCTAGCTTCTCCCACTGAGCTTCGATATTTTCGTCTCCGTAGAATAAATCATATCCATAAGGCTCTGTGATTTCTCTATCAATGCCCATTCCCAAAGGAATCTCAATTACTATAATCGGTTTCATAAGCTATTTCTCCTTATCTTTAAGTTCAACGAAATCTCCAATACCCAAACGAGCCTTGTTGATGCAAGACGCAATCCAACCCATCAAGTAGGCAGAAGGCTCGCCGCCGTGTTCCAAGTCAGTATATTCCTCGATGGCATCGCAGACGTGAGAAGCTTCATGGCAGCAGTAGTTCATCGACATAACCTTCTGACACGGAAACGAGACAAGAACGCCACGTCTTCTGTCGCTCTTCCTGACAGCATCGGAATACGTAACGCCGCCGTAATCAATATCTGGAGCCTTACATTTGTCAAAGCAGGAATCTATCAGCTCTTTCAGGTCTTTACCGATGTGTACCCAAAACTTCAAAGGGTAGATTCCGTTTCCATATTCGTAATATTCTTTCTTCTTCATACCTCATCGTTTTTATGTTTCTCCCACCCTGCTTTTGAAAAGGCATACCAAGTATCACAAATGTCTAGAGCAAGAACGTCTCCTTGATTAATACATAAATCGCTTTTAATACCTTCAACATGAACATACATCACTGCTAAAGCATCATAAGGATTACTACGACCTTCTATAAACGGATTTTTAAAGAACTTGGTCTTGTATACACTAGTAACAATAGGCACTTGAAGAACATCTGAAATATTCTCTGTGCTAATCTCTATCGACTTCTTAAACTTCTTCATATTCTCAAATATTTATTTTGGATACAATCTCGATGGCAGACAATAATGTCTTCTCGCTGATACCTTTTCCACTACCAACACCATCTTTCTCTATCTTCTCAATAGAACTCTTTATAGAGCATACTGCATCATCTATGCTATCTGCACTACTCTTTGTATTCTCGATTTATGATTGTAGCTCATCGAAACGCTTGTCTATATAATCCTTCAACCTTTCTTCGTGCTCTATAACATTTATAGAGTTTGCGATTTTTGCATGCGTCCAGTTTTCTTCTACACATGCATAATAATCGCCTTTTGTATCATCATGAATCTTGGAAGACACAACTCTTAGACACACGAAATCGTCTCCATCCATTACAGCATACACACCCTCTCCTGATGGGTATAGTTCGGCTTTCGCCTTATCATCCCTACTCGCTCCTTGTTTGTAAGCGACCTTTCCTAAAACGCTAACTCTAATTTCCATATCTCAACTATTTATTATGTAACCTACCAATATGCCACTTTGAGCAAACCTTGCATAAGTAAGGATGCCAGCCAAGTGCCTTCAACCTCGGAATCTGATTCAGAAACTCCCAAGCATCATCCTCAGTCTCGTATGCGACCTTCGCCTTCCATGAATGAACCTTTCTAGTCCAATGCTCCGGGTCTGGCTTGAACGGCGGCACTTTGTTCGGATTGTGATGTCTTCTCATAGGCACTTGAATGAAACACTGTTCAACGTTCTGTTCACCGCAATCTCCCTCTCGTTACACATGGTCCTCATGCACTCCAGGGCATCATCGCGGACAGCAATCATAATCTCCTGCATCGAAGCGGTGGCCGGAACAATATTCCCATCAGCCTTCTTCTTCGTGATACGGGATATAATCTCCTTGATATATTCCTTGTCTATCATAGAAATCTGTTTTATAACCGTTAATCATCAGGCTGAATGAAGCTCTCAGGCTGCTTGATGTCCTCCTCACCACGCAATTTATTCTTCACGTCATTGATGAGAAGCTCCTGCTTCAGGTCAATCATCTGCGCGCCGTACACCTGATAGGTCATTCCGCCCTGTGACCTCTTCTTGAAGAAGCCGTACTTGTCGCTCATATCACGCCCGAACTTCTGAATCGTAGGGATATCCTTCTCCTCGACATCGTTTGCCTTGCAGAACTCGACGAACCTCTCGTACATCTCCTTGGCAAGCATGCATTCCGAAATCTCGCCCCTCGCCTCTTGGCTGCACCTCATATCATACGCCCTTATCCAGGCATAGATAGGATTGCTTCCGAGAAGGGAGATAAGCAGCTGTCTCCTGCTGCCCTCCGCTGCCGGGAACCTGTACTTCCTGCTCCTCAGCTCCATCGCGCCACGGAATATCCAGTTGAACACTCCGCTCAGCTCTTCACGGATGATCTTGCTCGCAAGCTCCGGGTCCTGCCTCTCCTTAGGAATGGTAACATCGAAGCTCACGTACTGCAAGCGTCTGATGAATCCGAGCGACGCATCATCAGGGAACGGAAGCTCATTGAGGTTGAAGATGAGATAGGGGATTGAGTTCCCCTCAAGGATATCCCTTCCAAGCTTCCTCATAGGGACGGGCTCACCGCTCACGAGTCTCTTAAACATACCGGTGTTCTTCCTTCCGAACTTCTTCGGGTCAGAATCGGAAGACCAGTTGAAGATGGCGTTCCTGATAGGATACCTTCCCCTCATTCCCTCGTCGCCGTCAGCAGTGAGGTCGGCGTAGTCCATCTTGCTTATCCTGTCCTTGCCGAATATGTTGCAGGCAACGTCGAAGATGACACTCTTTCCGTTGGCTCCCGTACCGATGAGTAGGAGGCACAGCTCAATCTTCGATGATTCCTTCCCCTCATACGGATTGTATGCAGTACCTCTCTGTATGAGACCGAGACCGAGGAACATCTGGAGGATCATCCTTGACGTCCTGTCCGGAAGGACCTCCTTGATGAAGTTCATCCACCTGTCACACTTCGCCTTCGGATTGTAGTCGTAAGGATGATAGTATGTGACATGGTACTCGGGAGAGAACGGCATCACGTTCGGATACTTCAGACCGCTTCCGAAGTCAACCACTCCGTTGGCGAATGCAACGATGTCGAAGGTAGGTCTCAGTATGTTGTAGCACTCTATCACCTCCATGAATGACTTGTTCATCACCGTACTGATGCCGAGCATCGGAGCCATGGCCAGGTCGAGGAGCAGAAGCTGGTAAGCCTGCTCAAGGACTATCTTCGGAACTGCTTCGTATATCTTGCCGTTGAACATGTAGTAAGCACCGTTGTAGTACTTCACCGGAGCCTTCTTCGCCAGACGTCTCATTGACCTGATGAAATTGGACTTCAGCTTGTTGTACTTCTCAGAGTTCGCCTTACCCCAGTCCTGACAACGGAGCTCTTCGAATCCGTACTCGTCATGCCTCGAAAGGTCAAGTAGCTGAGCGTGCAATGTGTCTATAGCAATACCATTTTCCATTTATGTACAATAATAATATTAATTTTCCGTTATTGTGTAGGATAAACCCCGATAAACAGGGGCTTTCTGAAGGATAACACGTGTCAGGTCGTCCTTACAACATGTCGTCTATAAAATATCGACAATACAAAGATACAGATAATATCCTGAATATCCGGTAAAACCCTAGTAAATAAAGGGCATAAATATACATTTTAGGTATACATTAAATGAAGGATAGGTATACATTTACGGTTTGGTCTGCAAAGTAAGAGTTTATGCTATCAAATGTTAATAAATAACGAATGAATGAATATGCATAATTATCCTTTATGGCGGAAAGTAATTAAACTTTACAAAAAGGCTGAAAAATCGGAAGAAAAAATTTTTAGATGAGGTGACTACCGCGCTGATTTAGTGCTATTTAGGGGTGTGGGGGGGTTTCTTCTGAAATATTTACACTTTGTGTCGGTTTATATAGTGTAAACCATCGTGAAACAATGTTTTTGTAATTATTTTAAATTGTCGGTTTATATTTATAAAAAATTTACGTAACCAATTAATAATCAATACTTTATAACTCTGTTTATATTCATTTTCTTGCATAATTATCCATTATCAATAAAGCGTGAAACACAAAAACTTATTACAAATTACTTGACCAAAAAAAATGTTACATAATAACGTACTGGTTAAATGTTAAAATATTAACATTTAGTTTTTATATAGTTAGATATATAGAAGTAAAACGTAATATATTGACACTTTGCCATAAAGTGTTAAAACTTATAACTATCTATATATCAATATGTTACAACGTCTTTAAAGGTTGATTTTTAACATAAAAAATTTGCTTTTATCAATAAATTTTCGTACCTTTGTAGTACAAAAAGAAAGAGATAGGACACTATCTTATAAGTAACATTTAAACAATTTAGGTGTATGAAAGAATTATCTGTAAAGGGTGCTCAGGGCTACGAGCACGTAAGTACTAAGGTTGCTAGTTATGTAACCGAGTGCAAAGGTAGCGCAGTTTTAGCGCAGAGTCTCGAAGTGCTTAATAGTTACCGCAAAAAGCTATTAAGCGAGTGCAAAGATAGCGAAGTAGTAAGCGCAAAGAAAGAATTAGAGAAAGCACGTGCTAAGTACAACAAATTAGCAACAAATTACGTGCTTTCAGATGAAAGCTATTGCAATTTGCAAACCGAGTGCGTACGTAGCGCAGTTAGCGAGTTTTCACGCAAGCATAAACTACCTAATTTCTTTGCTTGGTTTGATAACAACGGCAAAGACAAACAAACTACTATTATAGATAGTTTGCAACGTTTGGGTAGTAAATTGTGTTCTTTGCACCAAGCGTTTACAAGTGGTGCAAAGGTAGCAAAGAAGAAGAGTGAAAGCATAACAGACCTGCAAAAACAGATAGCAGAACTGCAAGCTAAACTTGCAGCAGCGCAAAAGTAACACAAACAAGGTAGCTAGAGAAATCTAGCTATCTAGTTTTTCCTACTGGCTATTTGATAGGTAGCCAGTGGGAAATTTTACTCCAGGTTTTTCAACTTGGAGCGGGTCGTCGTGTCCTTATTTTCCCCACACAATTTGGTAAACCTTGTCGTGGTGTGTGGGCTTAACTCAGAGAGAGAATTTATTCTCCCTCAGGGGACTAATTGCCAAAATTCAAGAGAGCTATCCGGCAAACGAATCTGTAGTGATACAGAAAGGCGGGCGCGAAATCCCGTCGAGGGTAGCGAGAGAGCACAGAGCCACCACGATACCGAATGAGATGAGGCACGTGTACAGGTAAGAAATCGTAGCTGTGCAGCGAGATAGGAATATTTCTTCTATCAGAGCGGACGATAGCTAGTGGAGAACACTAGTCACTGGGATAGGTCGTGTTACCTATAACGATGGGATAATATCCTTCGTCCCAGGGATAAAGAAATCATAATTCATATTCTATCCCGTTGGCTGCGGGTTAAGGGATACGAGATATCCTGAAAAGCTGCGTGTTGGATGGTACGTGGAGTGGTTTCCGTTGCAGGGATTTTCCTGCACATCATATTCGCTCATAGTTTTTAAAGTGTGGGCTAGCGAATATAAAACGCACTTTCTGAAATCGGTTGCTTGTCATCCGTGCGAGATTTATCTCCTCAGAAACAAACAAGCTGCTGGCAGAAGCATAAAATCTGTAGGGTGTGAGCCACGTAGTTAAGACGATAATGATAAAACGTGGTGCAAAGATGCACATCCTGGCTAACGGGGCGGGGAGAAATCTCCGCTCTACAATTACAAACCAACAAATTTAGAATTATGATACAGAATTTCGATTGCAGAGGACAGAGAATGATGGAGAGAATTATTGCAGACAGACAGACCATATACAATCGTGTGGAGTTTATATCGTGGCGCAATAATACTCTAGCTCTGTTTCTAGCCTAAAAATCCGTAGCCAGTACGATAATTGCCGTGCGGCTACGGAACAATTACCAATAAAATTAGAATTATGACAGCGAGACAGATTATTTATTCAAGTACGATAATTGTGCTTGGATTTATTCAGAGTGTTCCTGCTCTGTTGTGTTTAGCAAGTACGAATATTGCCATTATTCTGCTTGGAATATTTTGTGGAATTCTGCTTGGAATATTCTGGAGCAGTACGATAATTGGCAAGTGGTATTTCCGCGAGCTTTGGCGTGCTACACTCCGCTTGGAAAATCTCATGTTCCCTGAGGTGTGAGAGAGTTGACAAGTACGAAAATTCTGCTTGGAAACATTTGGCTAAATTCTGCTTGGAAACATTTGGCTAAATT